AGTGATTCCGTTGGGGTCACAACCAATTTCTCACAAATCTGTCTATATCAGCCACTTATCTTTCGGGTGCAAAGATAGTGATAACATTTTTATAACACAAATTTTTCATTACTTTTTAACTATATTTTGCAAAAGTTGAAATTTGGCGGTCTCAAATACTTTTCTTACTTTTGCACTCGTCAATGTGACGATTGATATAAGACTTCGATATTCAACCTGTATTCAATAGGTTCAATATAAATCACGAAATCCCTAGGTCGGCGTCACACGACTTGGGGATTTTTATTTTCCCCGAGTTTTTGGCAAGACATACGAGGTTTCATCAGTATCGTCCTCTTCGGTTTACCTGCCGATATATAAAACGACCCTAACTTAGAAAGATATATCCCTTTAGTCCTGCTCTGAACAACCAACCTCAACAGGCAACGCACGACCGAAAGGTTATCCACTGGGATGAAGAAGGCTTGCGGAATGGCTTTTCTATATCTAGGTAAGACTTTTGATATTTGGTACTCTTAGAGTAGGTAAATATATAATTATATAAAACCAAATTTCAAGTCGGTCAATCCTCGCTCCCTAGTGGTGTGCGGAAAAGGTTGGGGTGTACCCTTAAATGAAAGTCGAACTAAAAAATAATAATTATGAAGAAGATTTTGTTAGCGACCTTAGTTGTCGCAAGTTTGTTCACCTCTTGTAAGGAGCACTTCTCTGACGGAGAGCGTGTAGGTACAGTTACCAAGTTTAGCAAGGCTGGTGTTTTTTGGGATTCTTGGGATGGTCTCTTGAACATTACTCAGACAGGAATGAACTCCAGTGGAGAGCCATTCACTTTCTCTATTGATAATGACCGCAACGACCAACAGAAACTCATCGACACCTTGGTTAAGGCACAGGTGGAGGGATGGAAGGTCAAGATTAAATATCACCAAGTATGGGGTGCGAAGAATGTTTTCAACAATCGCGGTGAGAGTGATTTTTTCGTAGATGATGTAATCGTTCTTGATAAGAATTTCTCTAAGATTGGCGATATAGTGAAGGGAACTTCCAAGCCGAGTGCAAGCGTTCCTAAGCGTGACACCATCCTAGTGAAGATAGTTAAGTAACTAATCGCCCTCTCTTCGGAGGGGGCTTTTGAATTATAGCATATGAAAGAAGAAAATTTAAAGAAAGCTATTGAGCTGAAGAAAGGACTTGATAGTAAAAGAGAACTTTTGCAGTTTGCAGATAGCCATTCTGTGGATTTAAGAGTTAATCTTGAAAACAGATGCAATAACGAGATTCGCAATGTAGATTACCTTCTCGATAGGGATGTTAGCAAAGGACTGTGAGCGATGGTTATCGCCAAAATGGAGAAGAGAGTTAATGACTTACAGGAAGAATTAGAAAAATTATAGGCTTATGGGAAGTTTTATAAAAGAGCGTCTCATTTTTGCATACTGCTGGACGCATTCGACAGGTAGATGTAAGGCTTGCACTTGTTGCTACACCTTCAAGAAATGTAAGGACTTCGTAAATTCTTTTTGGAAGATACATCGCTACAGACATTATCACAAGACGAAAGCGAAATATCCATGTACGCTTGCTGAGTTCAGAAAAAGAGTTAATCGTTAAAATTTATAGCTTATGGAGGTTGAAAGATATTATTATGCAGTAGCATCCTTCATGCGTAAGGATGAAAAAATTAGCGTCAGTTCGGTTACGTGTAGTGTTAAAGGCGAAGAAAAGGATATTAAGTTCTATCCTCTCATGAACATCATCACTAGTGTTGAAGAGAAATTCGGGGATGATATGGTTAGCGGAACAGTAATCGTCCAGAGTGTCATTGAGATTAGTAAACAAGACTATGAAGCTTTTAATGAACGCATCGCTAAAATGAAAGAGAAGAATGGAAAGGTTGACAAAGGTAATGGATAAGTACTTGAAGGAAGCTGCCGATTATTGGGAAAAGAAGAAAGTTCTGACCCTTGTTGTTAGTAAGCAGTGGTTCGATATGATTGTGGCAGGCGAAAAGACGGAAGAGTATCGGGAGATAAAGCCGTATTGGGTAGCACGATTATTTCACAATAACAGCAATATTGTTGATGTGCGAAATCTTGCCTCGGCTTTGGCAGGGCGAACGGATTTACTTAAAAAATATATTGACGCACAGAGAATTGTGTTAAAACAATATACCCACGTCCTATTCATCAACGGCTACCGCAAGGATAGTCCACGAATTGAGAAGGAGATTGAGAGTATCACCATCGGCAAACCTAAGAAAGGCTTATGCCCCGACAAATGGCTTGATACAGAGTTTTTTATAATTAAGTTTAAGTAGCGTATGACAAATGAGGAATTTTTCTATGCTCATCTAGGTGAGCGAGTTCTTTATAAAGGTAAGGATATTGGGGCATACGTGGCAGGGTATGTAGAAGAAAAGTATATCATCTTAGGTTTTGATGATTATACAGGCTGCATTCTGTACTTCACATCTAAGGTGTATAAAACGCTTGGTAAAACATATAACTCATACCGATTCGCAAAGTTGAAGTATTTGAAAGTAATAGAACAATAGTTATGAAAAAGGAAGATAGAATCAAGGTTTGGGAGAAGTACGGCCATCATTGCGCATACTGCGGAAAAGAAATAAAGTTCGAAGATATGCAAGTAGACCATTTCGTTCCTAAGAATCGTGGCGGTTACTCTCGTTGGAGTGATAAGGAAGGTAAGTATGTCGTTTCTCATGGTGAGGATAGTATGGAAAATTACATGCCTTCTTGCCGAGCCTGTAACTTTAGAAAGCGGGATATGAGTATAGAACAATTCCGTGAATCTATCAAGGAACAGGCGAAAGGCTTGCTAAAAGGTGCTGCAAAGTTCCAAGTAGGTATGAGTATCGCTTATGATCTGCTTACTCCTTCTTTCAATAAGCCTATCGTATTCTATTTTGAAGAACAAAAAGGAGTAGCGTATGACTAGTATTAGAAAAGCTAAAAAGAAAATGAAGAAGGCTCGTCCGTATTGGGAAAGTCAAGGTTACAGGTTTAGGCGCAAGGCTAAGATAATTAGATATTCGGTGAAGTCTTTGCTTGGAGATTATAGTACTAAATGGATAGACTACTGCTTTGTAAATATGGATGGCAGAATACAAAATCACTTTCCTATCCGGATAGAGTCAAGAAGAAACAGAAAAAGCAGAGCCTAGTGCCCTGCTTTTTCCTTGTCTTCACGTTCTCGTTTCTCGGCTATAGCCTGTCTGAGCCATGCGCCTTTGTTGCGTCCTAGGGATTCACAAAACTCAAACGTTTCTTCGTTTACATGCGTCACAACCCTATAGATGAGTGCAGCTGCGCCCTTGCTCGGTGCTCCGGCTCGCTCTCTGCGGCCACCCCACCCTGGATGCTGACTGACCTTGCATTGCTGAACCTTGCCCTTGCTATTGATGCGGAACTTCATTTTCAGCCGGTCATTTACCCAAACTTCAGCAATTACCGCATCGGGCGTCTGCTGAAGGGTAGATTTGGCGATGCCGATAAGATAGGATTTATCCTTGAAGAAGGTCTCTGTCTCATCGAGTATCGCCCAATCATCGTAGATTATGATTCTTGCCTTTTCCATATCCTCAACCTAATATTGCCATCAGTATCGTGAATAAGAAGATAAAGAGAACGAACCATTCCTGTTTACTCATGGCTTACCCCCTTTCTTCTTCTCTTGCGATGATAAATTTGAAGTGCTTTCACAACTCTGTGGTCTTCTTTCCAACCAAAAGAAGTTTTAATCACTCGTTTCAGCCAATACATATTTTTACCCTTGTCGGGTCCGAGAAGTATCTTCTTTACAAATCTTGCTTTCATTGCTTACCTCCTTTCTTCTGATAGGCTCGAACCCTACAGATAGCCTTTGCGATTCTGTGGTCTTTGCCTAAGCCATAAGCATAAACCATGATTCGTGGTCTCCAAAAATAGTTTTTCTTTCTACAAAGTATCTTCTTCGCCTGTCGTAATTTCATTTCTTACCTCCTTTCTTGTCGAATTTATTGCCGATAACTTTTAGTTGCCTATTACGCAACATTCTCCCCAAAGTATTTGGGTAGAGAACAGGGTATTCTGTATCGACCAAACTAAAACTAGTGTTGCCTTGATTCCAAACTACTTCATAGATGCTGCCTGTATCCTCGTATTGTCTGAGCAAATCATGCTCATAGATAGGAAATCCGTTACAATCCCGTGCGCCTGTAAATTGGCAGAGGGTGTTGGTGTCTATAGTAGGATTAATATTTCCTCTCGAAAAGAACTGACTATTAGCATAAGGTTTGCAATCTAACCACATTTCTGTATCAATTAGCTTTGCCTTGAAATTGATTTCGCTCATTTCTCCCCTCCTTCCTCGATTACTCCTATCGGTTTGATGTCGTTCACACTTTCATCCTCGGTGAAGAAGGAAACCTTCATCATGTCGCTCACGTAGGCCATGGCCACAACATCTTCATGTGCGTTCTTGATGATACAGATGTCTCCTCTTACCTCGTTCTGCATTTTCAGATACTTCACGGCTGCATCCTTCACCGCCAAAGGATTCATTTTCTTTGTTATCGTCTCACCCGACTGAGGGAAGACGAAGATAAATTCTTGCTTATTCATATTCTTAAAAATCAAATAATTCTAGTTGTACATATCTCTTCTTCGGGAGTAGATTTTCTATTTCCTTCAGTATCTTAGCTGCGCTCTTACAAACAGAACTATTTCGGTTGCGCTCTTGTTCTATCTGTACGTTAAGCCAATGTTTTACCCAATTCAAAGCATGCTCTATGGCATCTTCCTGTGTCTTGAACCAATTCGTGTTGCTGAGGTTAGTTCCAAACGCCCCTCCTCTATCTGCTAGCATGTACGTCACACCATACGTCCACTTTCCTCTAACATAAGCTGTGGATATTTCGATATGGGGGATTCCGCTGCCGATTTCTGTCTTGTCAGGATTCTTGCATACACCGAACTCGTTGAATAGAAATTTCTTTATCATTATTCTACTTCTTTTTCTGTTATTAAAAGCTGCTCCCAAATATACTCGTTCTTTAGGGTAATCTCGAAGAGGGTTGGATGGTCCTCAGAAACCTCATACTCACCGCTAAAGGCTTGCTCGTATGATTCCAATACCTTCTGCTTTTTATCTGCCAACATTTCCTTTGCCTTTGTTTTGGTGGTATAAACTCCCAAAACATTTACCTCTGTGTCGCTATCGTTGCCATAGAGTTCGGTAAATACAAATACTTTCTGTTTCTTCATCTTACTCGCCCTCCTTCTCTTCTATATCAAACGAAACACTTTCCAACTCGCCTGTGCCTTCAAGATGTCCGCTATCGTACATTTCTCTTGCAAGACGTTCAGCGCATTCCGGTGTAATATCGGAATACTCCACCTTGTAGGTGATTCTCTCCACGATTTCTACTACATACTTCTTCATAATCAAATCCTTTCTTTTAAAATTAATACTAGTGGACGGATGGTACGTTGCAACCATCTGTAGCGGCTTGAATACCGCATTCGCCCTATATATAACAACAACAACTATTTTCTCTTCTCGTTTATCTTCTCAAGACAAGTGCTCTTGTCTACGCTTACATCTCCTCTACAATATCTTCAAAACTCTTCTTTTTCATCTCCATGGAAATAAGACTGCTTATGTCTAGAACTTTCGTTTCCTCGTACTCTCTGGACGTATCGTCATGGATATATATACAGAAACTATCTATCTCGTATCTGTCGCTATTGAACAGAGTATAGCTTGATGTAGGAAAGCGGAAAATGATTCTGCTCCAATCCTTTTTATCCAACAGATTTTTAACAACTGAATTAGTCATACTTGAAATGGTTTGTGAGGGAGATTTCTCTCCCTCGGGTTAAACTTACTCCTTCAACAGACTTTCTACAAGTTCTTCCTTGGTGGCAAAGACGTCTACGCCCTTGGTGTATGTACTATCATAACCTAGCAAAAGCTTGCAGACTTCCTTGTCTTCGTTCTTCTCAATGATGATGCGTTTAATCGTTTTCTCAACTATCTTGTTATTACGCATGGTGAAAACCTGCTGCCCAACATAGAAGTTGGTTGTAAGATGCGTCTTTGCGTGTCTCTGTACGTCCCAATCAGGCGACAATGTCATACAGGCGTACACCTTCTCTCCGTCTGCTAGTGCGGTTGAAACACGTTCAAAGATTTCTTGCTCGGTTGGCTCACATTCCACCTCGTTTCCCTCTTCGTCTTCTCTCATGATGGTGTAATCATAACCATTGCCTTGCTCGTCTGAAAGGTAAAATCCAATTTCCTGTGCCTTCACTACGTCTTGGATATTCTCTACCTCAACACCTACCATGTGACCAAAAATATAAATTGCATTGTTTGTATTCATATATTTTATCTCCTATAATTTAAACTGCTCCAAACTTCTTTGATAAATAATATCGGAAAACGATTGCTTGTGCCCTTGATATGGCGATACGTTCTCCTTTTGTGGCCTCCTCGTTGCTGAAAGCTAGAAGGAGGTCACTTAACTTCTGTAAATCATCTGCGCTCATAGTCTTTACTTGTTAATGACTTTAGCATCATAAGTTCTACCAATAATCTTGTCTATCTTTGCTTGCTGCTGATAATCTGTGCAGTCGGCAAAGTTCTCCTGTTCCTCATAGAAACGTGCTGCATTCTTCAGCTCATGGAGAGTTGCTTGGGTGTAGTCCTTGTGAGGATCAACTTGCCTAAGGTTCTCACATGTCTTGCAATACTCGATGAAGTCTACAAGCAAAGATTTCTCCTCGCTCTTGCTCTGCTGCATTCCGGCTCCCATAAGAGGTAGGGCAACTATCGTTGCCACTACCAAAACTATCTTAATTCTCTTTTTCATATCTTTATTGATTTAATTTCTTGTTTATCTCTTCTAATGTCTTACATGTCTCCGGAAACAACTCCAAATGTGCTGCCATGAAGACTGCGTAACCAACTGCCTTTGCATAGGCTGATGTTGTTGTTTGGTAGAGTAACGCTCTGATTGCGTCATACTCCTCGTCTGTAAGTTCTAACTTAACCATATTACTCGTCCTCCATGTCTTTTGCTGCTCTCAGCCTGTAGCCTGTAAGACTGCCGACCAAGAAGATTAATACATAAATTGTGATGTCCATACTCTAACATGTTTTTGCTTGTTATTTATTTCGTTTACTGCTGACTGAACCAAAAGGCTTGAAACCTCGGTTGGCTCGTCTATAATATCAACAAAAGTGACTTCCTTCGTTTCGTTGTTCAGAAACTCCACATAGTCTGGATTTAGACGTTTATACACTATATATTCCACTCCGTTGATTTTTGTGGTAATGGTGTCATGGTCTTCTCTGAGATAGTCGCTTATCTCGTTGATTAGTCTCCAATACTCTTTCAAAGTTAAAATTTTCTTCATCATATTGCTAATATCTTAAAATCTTTTTAATTACTGCGGCTGCGAGAATATCATTAGCGGTTATAGGTCTAGGCTCTGTTATGCTTTCTGCCCATGCTGCACCGCCAAAATACCAATGTTCTCTCCTCCATTCCTCACAAAACTTCTCGGCCTCCCAACGTGTAGGAAACTCCTTTTCTCTCATTTCCGAGTGCGGTCTGCTGCCATACTCGTAATGTGCAATGTGATGTACTTTCATATCAATTTCCTTTCTTTTAATTGTTATGAATTATAAAAATTAATTGGCTCATAATTTCTGTTTCTGCAATCGTTTCCTTCTTCATGATAAGGGCATTTATTGTCTTTCTTATAGTAACTGCCAAGGCGGTCATTCATACCCATACTAGATACTACAAGTCGATTGCATTTGCCATTTCTGAATGCAAATCTGCAAGATAAACAAATATTCTTTTCCATTTCTGTTTCTTTATTAATTGATTTAACTTGTGCGGTCTCACGGCTTGAACGTGATGTGCTCCTCTATTCGCTGACCGCTCCATGTTACTTCTTGCCAAAGTTGAAGATTCTAACGAACTGATAGAAGGTTTTGTGTCCTACAAGGTGAAACAAGTCTTCAAAGATGTACTCCTTGCATTCCTTTGTTCCTTCTCTGTACACATCTTGCATCTGCTTTGCGGTCATATAACCGCTAGTAAGCCATTCAAAGAATAATGCCCCTAAACTCTCATAGTCGTTGTTCTTGTCATAGAACTTTTTCTGCTGCTCGTAAGTTTTGTTCTTTCTCATATTCTTATCTCCTATCTTTAAGATTCTATACCATTTAATTTAAGGGCGATTGCCTTTAAGTTCTCTATTCTCTGTTGTGCATTAGGGGTGATTTCAGCACCACAAATGAGGACTGCCTGTGAAAGGTTCGTTACCTTGTCGTATATTGCGAGAGTGATGCTTGAAATCTCATCGCTCGTAAGTGTTATGGTCTTTTCCATTGCCTTAATCGTTTTAATAGATTAACTTTGCCTTAATCTCGTTGAACTCCTTCAGTCGCTTGTGCGTCATAGGACAATCCTCGTGATTTGCGATAATATCCTCTAGAAGGATAATTCTGTCGTTAATAGCTGATGTGATATTGTATATCTCATCGCCCGAAAGTGTTATTGTTCTTTCCATATTCGTTTATTTTAATTTTGTTATTATTGCTTTGATGATAATCTCACAACTTTCTGTTGAATACTCACTCTTACGCTCATAAGACGTGTAATAGTTGTCGTATCTGTCCTTGCTGCGTCCAATATACTTGTAACCTTGCTTTTTAAGGCTTTGTTTCAGCATTTCAAGTTCCTTGTCGTTAAGGTACTCTGTGCATATTGGCTCCATTGTTACTCTGTCCGCATATCTTTCGATTCTGCGGTATTCTACGAAATTACTTGCTGCCATAGTCTTGAATTTTAAGCGTGGGGAGGGGCGTACGCCCCGCGGGGGCGCTGCCCCCTTATCTACCCACATTGTTACTTACCATTCCTTACTCATTTCATACACCCAACATACACCTTCATGTTGTAAGGAGTACTCTTCTGCCTTTTCTCTTGTGTCGAATTGTGCAACAACTTCGGGTTTCCTGTCGGGTTCGCAAATGTAGTCTTTCACAACTATGTAGTCCTTCATGCACTTGCCTTCATCTTTGAACACTCCAAAGTATTGTTCGTAATCTTTGAACACAAGCACATCAACAAGTTTACATCTGTACATTACAGGAAACTTCCCGATAAACGGATATTCTCCCCAAAACTCTTTGATGTACTCATCATTGTCTTCATATGTGTTAGGGTAAACCTCGTCTTCGTCTTGTATTACGTAACCTTCATCGGTGTAGCGAAGGTCACAAATATAATAATCTGCTAACTTTGCCATAGTCTTTAATATTTATAGTCGTACAACTGAGCGATTACGTTATCGTACAGGTTTCTTGTCTTCTCAACGCTGCTTTCCTTCCAATGAAATGGATTCTCGTTTGCAGTTCTTCTAATTACGTTGGCTAATACCATAGCATCAGCCTTAGTCAATTCTAATAAACACATCTTTGTTGTTTCCATTGTCGTTGTTGTTAAAATGTTCTACAATAGATGCAGGTGTACGTTTGCGCCCAACGTCTGCAAGTCTTATGCAGCCTAACTCCCTTCGTTTAACGTCCGTGGGTTGACGTGTTTCGATGTTTCTCTAGTCTAACACGACTAGCGTTTTTACATCTTGCGTGATGAGTGTTTGAGACTTCTTTGTCTTGTTGCTTTGAGAGTGGCAACTAACTCGGTGTACGATGTCCTCGGTGTTTTGCCTGTATCATCCTCAGTGTTTTGCCTACTTAACCTATTTGTATAGCGTTCGTTACTAGCCAAAATCTCTAAATGTACCATTGCTACGCTTGAGAAATCAAACCAACTTGATTTCGGGTGCAAAGATAAGTATTTATGCTATATTCTCCAAATTTAGTTATGTTTATTAACGATATTTTACACAAAAGTATAGCATTTAAACATAACTTTGCACTTAAAGATGGCTTTTGTACTATATTTGTGCGTTAAAATAAGTAATAGTTATTGTTATATGCTATATTTTTATTATCTTTGCCACAAAAAATAGAATTATGGTACAATTGAGAATAAAAGAGTGCTTAAAAGCACATGGGATGCAGCAAAAAGATTTGGCTAGAGGTATGGGTATTGAGCCTATATCACTTAGCCAAATGTTGGCTCGCAAAAAGTTTGGTATTGATAGGCTTGAACAAATGGCAGAGATAATCGGCTGCAAGGTGTCTGAACTCTTCGAGGAGGATAGCAAAGAAGGCTTTGCATCCTTTATCCGCTACAAGGGCATCCACTACACGGCAGACACGCTCGATGAGTTCTTCAAGCAAGTTGATGAGTTAAGGATTATAGCGAAATGATTATAGTCCAAATTATCATGTGGCTCGCCTTCGGTGCAGTCTCACTCGTTTGTATAGCCTATCTCTTTAATGTGTTCGGGAAGGTGGAGGAACATAAGAAACCATCCATGAAGTATGCTGAGTGGCTCTTGCAACTGCTCATCGTGGTGTGCTACCTGTATTCGGTGTACACCTTCGGCAAGTGGCTGCAAGGCTTGTGGTGAGGGCGTCAGCCCCACAGGGCATGGGGAGGGCGCTTGCGCCCGTGGGGGCGCTGCCCCCTTATCTCCCCCGAGGATTCTTCACTCTCACCCATAAGGTAGGAACACACACAAGAGAGAGAACAGAGAGAGTACAGGGAACCACACAACCAAAGAAAACAATTTCCCTAACTAGGAAAAAATATTTCTCCAACTAGAAAAATAAAAACCGCCTAAATCATCTTCTAAAAGCCTTAATCCTAGATGAGCGCATTATCCGGCACAAAACCATGAAATCTACGAAAACCCCACAAAATCGGCTCTAATCTGCTTGCAAATGGCTCTTAAACGGCTCAAAACTTGCGAATTTGGGAGAAACCCCGACCAACTGCCCGAAAATCGCAAAAATCGGCAGAAATGAGCGAGTTTAGCGTTGATTGTGGGTGAAAACCATTCAAGAAGGTTGAATGCGCCTAGTTAAAGTTTGCTAACGAACTCCTTGCGTGCGTGCGTACCTATTAATGCAAACCCCATTTTTTGTTTGCAAAGAATCTTCTTTTATGAAATAAGAACTTTCTTTACATCTTGCTTTTGTTCTTCCTTGCGAATGGTTGAAACTAACTTGCTAATAATTAGCAACTTGTCTTTTCTTTACAATAATCGCGTATGTTTACAAAATGGGTCTTCTAGAGGAGAAAGAAGGAGGAGGAAAAGGGGTGAGTTGCGCCCCGAGAAAGAAATTGGTGGGATTTTGGGCGATTTTGAACGAGGTTGGAACACGGCAAAACGGAACTTCAAATATTATATATTTGCCCTCGAAACATCAAATAATTGCAATTATGACGGAAATATTATCAAAAATCACAAAGAATTTGACCTCTTGCCCTGTACTCACGGACAAAAAGGAGTGGATATTAGGCGCTGCTGCCTTGGCTGGCGGTGTTGCGTCTTCTCTCTTCGGTGCTAACAAGGCGAAGAAGGCGGCTAGAAGGGCACAAGCGGAGAACACGTACAGAACGAACGCTGAGAAGGCTTGGTACGACAAGAACTACAATACGGACTACCTTGACACGAAAGCAGGGCAGAACCTCATGAGAAGGGCGAAGGAGGTACAGGACGAGTACGTTCGCAAGGCTGATGGTGCGGCAGCCGTTGGCGGTGGAACTGCTGCAAGCGTGGCGATGGCGAAGGAGGCAGCTAACAAGGCTATGGGCGACACGATAGCCAACGTGGCAGCCCAAGACACGGCTCGCAAGCAGCATGTGGAGGATGCTCACCTTCAAAACACTCAGCAGTTGTCTAGAGAACGTCAGCAAATCGAGCAGCAGAAGGCGCAAGCCACTAGCGATGCGGCTCAAAATGCGTCAAATGCTATGTTCAATTTCGGTGTGAACCAATTGGGGTCAGAACTCGAAAGTACTAAGGCGGTGAAAACCAACGCTTTAGGCTCAAATGGAAAGCCAATTGATAACACAATTGTAACACAACAAGACCGAACCGCTCATTCTGCCGCAAGCGACCACTTGGCTGAGAGCATGATGTCTCCCGAGGAGAAGAACCAATACCGCTTGAAGAAGGCAGTTGGCTTGTCGGGGCTTGGGTAGCAGCTAGAAGGTGGAGCGGACGAGCGACAGGCAAGGTGGACGAGGCACAACAGGCGACCCCAAGACCCCCACCCCCTTTGACCACCGTTGCAAATTATAGTAGAATAATACAAATAAAGAAATTCTGCCTCCCCCCACCCCCTTTTTCTGGATTTCGGTTTTCCGATTTTCCCCACCCCTGATTTTTCGGGAAGTGTTAATGAAGTTAAAACGTTAAGATTATGAATAGAACAAAGATTATTCTGTGCGGTAGAAAAGACTACGAAAGGCATCATAGACCAAAAGGGTTAGCTGTTGCTTACATAAACAGAAAGCCTTTTATAAAGAACCTCCCGAAACTAAAGAAGGGAACATGTAATATGACTCATGAAGATGAAGCCGATAACATTCCCTTCACATTTGAGGAATTAGTGCATTTCTCAATAGAAATGTTCAAGAAAAGTTAAACATTAAAACAAAATAGATTATGACATTAGAAGAAGCAAAGAAGATATTGGAGAAAGAGTTTGCAGTGATTAGTCTTCACAAGTCAACAGAGCCATTTGAGTTTGACGAGAGTGGCTGGATTGAGCATGAGAAGCCTTCTGTGCTTGAAGCTTTCCGTGTTTTATCCAATGGAGGTTATTATATATCCATCAGCGGACATGATTACAATATGCGTGAGAAACGCTTGAAGAAGGAGCTTGAAGAGCATGCTAACGCACCTGTCTCTGGTAAAGAGAAAGCAAAGAAAGGGAACCCTGCCCTTAAAGAAGCAGCTTCCCAGTTCAACGATGCCTTGTTGGATGAGCAGGCAAAGGAGATTGAATGTTTGAGGGATAAATGCAAAAAGTTAGTAGATATTCTTGATTCTGTAAGAAACAAACTTCGTAAATTGAAAGCAGAGAATAGTAGAATCAAAAATTCCGATTTGAATCTTGAAGGGTTGATTAACGCTACAAGAGAGTTGAAAGAAAAAAACAAGGAGATTGCTGAGCTAACCAAGGAGAATGAGGACTTGAAGTCTTGGCGTGAAAACCTAAACAGGGAAATATCCTTAAATACTGTTTCATTCATAAACGAGACTAAGCGTCTCGGCAAGGAGATTTCCAAGTTGAACAGCATCATTCATGACAAGAACGCTGTTTTGGCTGATGTTGCAGAGGAACTTCGCCTTACAAGGATTCGTGAGAAGAATCTTGCCGAGTTAGGTCTGAAATATGTTGGGGAGAATGAGAAGTTGAAGAAGAAGCTTGCAGACAAGATTGTTGACGAGATTGATGCTCGGGCTTTGAAGAGTGCCGAGAGTGCTCTCGCTTATAAAGAGAAGGTGATTGCAGAGAAGGACGAGGTAATTGCCGACTTGGGCAATGAACTGGCGGCTACCAAGAAGGAGTTGGAGGAGAAGACCAAGCTGGTTGAAACAGTTCGCAAAGGTTCTAAGGAGTATTGCGAATATGGTATTTCGGCTGAGAAGATGATCCGGAAGATGGCAAATGTTATAGTCTATGAAGGAAAAGTCTCCTCAAAAGAATTCGAAGAATATCGTCGTTGGGCAAATGGCTACAGATACAACCCTCAGCTGTATGATTTTATAGAGGAAGAGGAGAAGAAGTTTTCTCCTGTCAAAGATACTCATCCAACCGAGGATAACCCCGAGGAAATTGAGATTGAAAAAGCCGTCAAGATTGTACGTAAGGCTATGAAGGAAGGTCACACGGTTACTATTAAATACGAAAATTAGCGTATGGCAGGAGTAAACAATAATCAGAATACGCAGCAGCCTAGGAAGAAGCCGGTAACTATCGGCGGCTATCCTGAGGCTGTACATGACCTGATGAGGGCGAAATATCCCGATTATGATCAGGTGATGAATGGAGGCAACGGAGGAGCCGCGGGGGTAAATGGCGGTGCCGCGGGCGTTAACTTCTTCGGGAATGGGGGCGGTGCTACCGGTAAGTTTGAGGCTCAGCCTGTTCAGACTGGCGCAGCACCTGTTACAGACTTCACCCAGATGCCTAAGCAGGAAGAGTTTGTTCCGCAGGGAAGCGGTAATGCAAATCCTACCTTGGGACCAGTACAGACTCCTTATATGGGCGATGCAGCAGAGAATACTCCCCAGCCTCAGAGCAACTTTGAGGGAATGCCGCAGCCTTCTACTGGTTGGAATGCTAACGGAACACCACGCTATGATACGCTTTCTACTGCTCTGAGTGGCTTTCAGATGCCGCAGGAACAGCAGGTTCCAGAGTTTGAGGCCGATCCTAAGAAGAGAGATGGCGGCTTTTTCAGTTGGCTCGGCAAGGTTATACCGAAGAGCAGACCGGGAATGCGTGAGGGCGAGACTCCTGATGAGTATGACCGCCGAATCACTACCAACAGAGAGCGTATTGCAGCCTTTGCCGATGCTATTCGCCACATTGGAAACATCGTCAACACTTCTAAGGGTGCACCTATGCAGGTGTTCAACGACCCTACTGCCATGATGGAACAGGGTTATCAGAACCGCAAGGCTCAGAGACAGAAACAGGCTGCCCTTGATGCGGATGCTGCCTATAAGCAGTCAAACCTCGACCTTAAGAGTGCTGCTGCACAGGCAGACAAGGTTTATAAGGAGTATCTTATGGGGCTTCGTGGTGAGGGTAATCAGCTTGCCAAGGATAAGTTTGAGTATCGAAAGGGAAAGGATGCAGCTGCTGACCAGTATAAGAAGGATAAGGATAAGCGTGACTTCGAGTATAAGAAGGGGCGTGACAAGGTGAAGGATGAGCAGGCTAGGCAGCGTCTGGCTATTCAGCAGTACAACGCAACCCATAAGGGGCGTGGCGGCGGTGGTCGGTCAGGCAGGAGCGGTAGCGGCTCGGGTGCCAAGTACTGGTTTGAGGATAAGAACGGCAAAATGCGCTATCAGCCTAACAAGACCATGTGGGAACAGGAATACTACCGTGAATACGGCAAGCTTCCGCAGGGCGAGACTTCTACTTCTACCAGTACGAAGACCATCAATCCGAAGACTGGCGCAGAGGTAACGACCACCACAAGGAGAAAGGGCGCATCTGTTACCAGTCAGGCAGCAGCTTCGCAAAATGCGGCTAGGAATGCAAGAAACAGGCCGAAGCCTACCGGTAAGTCGAAGAACGGCTATAAGAATACAAAGAAACTTGGATTATAAACATTAATATATAATATATGGCTGGAGATAAATTTGACCAACTTTATAACGCCTTGAAAGCCGATGGCGCAGTATCGGGAACTAGAGAACATTTCAGACAGTTCGTGTATGCGCCCGGCAAGCAGGGCTATCATAACAGAAAGCAGCTCTATGATGCGCTTTACGCCGATGGTGCTGTTTCCAGTAAATCGTATGAGGAGTTTGCGCAGCGACTCGGACTTCATGCAGTAAATCCGAAGCCAAGGCAGCAGAAGCCAGTTCAGCCTGTCAAGAAGCTGACGATGAAGCAGAGAGCGCAGGAAGTCGCAGCTCAGTATCGGAAGCCAAGGCAGCAGAAGGCTCAGCAGCCTAGAACGGCTACTGCTTCGGTTACAGACTACATGCAGAACTGGCGGTTGATGCACATGCGCAACGACCAGATGACTCCATTGCAGCAGGCTCAGGCTAGTAATGCGCGCGCACGCATGCAAAGAGCACAAGAGCAGTCAGCACGTCAGGAGCAGCAGAGAGCTACCCCTATCAGCAGAAGCAGAATAACCCCTACTGCCAAGAACTTCAACGAGACGATGCAGCAGCTTTCTACTCCTGAAGCTCGCAGGGATAGAGCCAAGCAGCAGAGAGAGGACGATGCTAGAGCATTCGCCCAGTATGAGGTGGAGGGTAATAAGTTTGTAAGGAATGACGGCCAGACCGAAGGTATTTTGGGTAATGATCTGCTCGAACTTGTAGATTCTTCTATGAACGAGGCGCAGGAGTTGACACGTCAGCAGTATCAGCAGAACCTTGACAAGATGGGCGGCATCTATGCGCCTCAGTCGGTAAAGGAACAGGCTTTCCGTGATGCACAGACGCAGGAGCAGGTGAACCGCCAGAACGTTCTGATGAATAATCTCAGCAGCAAAATCAACGAGATTTATTCGCAGAAGGGAATGCAGCGCCATATTGCCGAGAGCGCAGAGAAACTGAACATGAGTGTAGAGGAATACGTGGACAAATACGTTACTCCAGAGATTATGAACTATGCTCAGAAGGCTCTGACGATGCGAAATCAGGAGGAAATCATGCCTCATGGTGCGCTTGACTATATTGTCAAGAACCTCAGCAACTCTATTATCGGTATGGTGGTGGCTCCATCTGTGATGTCTAGAGATACACGACAGAGATTGCAGGAAGGTATTGCTATTGCTGATGGTGATGCGGAGATTCAGAAGGTTGCCGGTCACAAGGATGAAACCTATCGCTCGGGAATCGGTACGAGATTCGCATCTACTGCCGTAAACATGGCTGCTGATTCTGGTCCGCTCGCCGTAATCGGTGCCGGCGCAAGTGCTGCCGTGAATACAGGAACCCGAGTTCTGACTAACGGACTGGTGAAAGCTGGCGTGATGAAGGCGGCACAGAAGCTTACCGCCCAACAGATGGCTTTCAAGGTGGCCAACATGACTACGGCACAGAAGATCATGTCGGGATTGGGAACCAGAACAGCAACAGGTGCTCTGAACCTTGCAGGATATTCGGGTGTAACTGCTGCTTTGAATCAGGCTTCTACTGGCGATGATACTTCGCTGCAGGCTATCGGCGAGGCTGGTCTGAAAGGTGCTGAGCATGGTGCGGTAACAGGTGCGATGTTTGGAATTTCGGGCGCAATCATGTCTCCTTGGGTTTCCAAGTTCGGTATTACAGGTATGGAGAAGAGTACTGGCGAGCGGTTGCTTCATGGCGCGCAGAAGTTTGGTGCTACGGCTGCCGGTCTGGGCGTTGAGGCTGGAACCATGATGGTTGCCGACAACGTGACCGGCGACAAGGATATTTCCTTCGGTACTTGGTTGGAAGATGTTGTGATGGTTGGCGCATTCAAGGCTGGCGAGCCTAGCAACTTCGTGAAGATGGGCAATATTCTGCATCATCTTACTCATAATAGCGGTGGTAATTTCGTGATTGGAAAGAATGCAAACGGTTCCCCTATTGCCGTGGATATTCGTCTGACTCCTGACGAGAAGAATGAATTGATTTCTTCTGCATCGGGCAAGAATCTGATGGATGCTTTCGTGAAGGTGGACCGTGCATCGAAGACAGCTCCAAGAGATCCGAAATACAAAACGGCATATACGGATTTTATGAACGACCCAGACGTTTCTCAGAGCACCAAGGAGAAGGTGAATGCGGCCATGGGGCTATTCAATACTACAAGGGGCAGAAGCTACCGCAGCGTAAACGACGTGAAGAACAAACAGATTCTTGAATACACAAAGAATGGAACGCTGCTTACACGTACATCTTATAAGAATGCCGATGAACGCAGAGCTATTCTTTACAAGCAGAAGCTTTATCGTGATAATGACGATATGATGTCGCTGATGGGCTACGCAAGGATGAAGGATATGCAGTTCATAGATGATGATGGAACTGTCACTAATCTAGCGTTTAGATTCCTTAAAGAAAACGGATATGACGAGAATAAGGATATTACAGACCCGAATAATGCCCGACTGATTAATGAGTTGCGCAACCAGAAGAGTGCGCTCTATCTTGACTGGGAAAAGTATGCAGACAAGAACGGTTTGCTTGGCTATCTCAGATCAGAAAGCAGAGGTATTACTAATAACTTCATGGCTTCTATCAAAGAACTTCTTGGTAAAAAAGGAAGCATTGTTATTGATATTGACAAAATCATGCGCAAGGACCCAATGAAGCGTACCGATGAGGAGAACAGAATATTCTATCATGTGAAGAGAGCACTCGAAGATGAGCTTTTCCCTAGCTGGAGGCCACACGCAGACCAGTCTGCCAGCCAAGGTAAGACGGTTGCCGAGGAGCATAGTCTGGGAACTGACAACCCGGATAGCGGCGTGGTAGTTGATGAGTTGCGCAACCTTCGCGACGCAGAGCAAGCCCTTGATGCAGCGATGGATAGCAACGATGTGTTCAAGCAAACCTTTGAGAAATTGCACCAGCAGGGCTTGACACCGGCACAGATTTACGATGCACTCATTCAGAATGGATTGACCCAAGAAGAGTTGACCCCACTTGCCCAATATATTAATGCGAACGCTAGAGTGCAGGGGATGCAGCAGGCTACTGCCGACGCTATAGAGGAAAACGTGAAGAGCTTTATTTCTGATTGGAGCTATCACGGAACCTTGAACGGTCAGGCGATGAATGGCGAGCAGGCTCTATATGTTCAAGACAGCAGCGGAAGAACACTTCTTGTTGGTTCGGGTGATGTTTCCTTCGACCAGACTACAGGTAGAGCCAAGGAAGGTAGCGGTGATATGCTCGTCTGCATAGATCCTAATACAAAGGAAATGGTTTACGTGAAGGCAGATGAGGTTACTCTGTTCCAAAATCAGCCTCTCGACCAGTTTGCTGCAGAATATCGTCAGAGATTGCAGATGAAGAACTCTGAGCCTTACAATCAGGCGGCACAGGAGCAGGCGATGCAGGATGCAGCCAAGGCGCAGCAGGAAGTTCAACCTAAAGAAAATAAAAATGAAGAGATTAGTAACAATGAAACAGATGGAAAAAATCGAAAAAGCGACAATGCCAATAGTGGAAGTGATGGAGAAGCAGAGGAAAATGCTAGCGAAGGCGATGCCTCAGTTCAACAAGTAGAGCAGCCTCAGCAGACCCGAAAGTTTGCCGATGGTTCCGATGTTCCTATGGCTACGGATAGCAAGGGAAGGCCTACGCCAGACTATGCTAGTATGACTCCTGAACAGAGTGCGGAGATTCTTACTGAGGATTTCGGGGAGAATGCTGAGAAGGTGGTGGACGGACAGATTAAGAAGGCTGAGAATGCTTTGAAGGATGCCGAGAAGATGAAGGTGGACTATACCGCCGAGCCTAACGACATCATGGAGCAGGAGGCTTTGAAGAATCAGACCATTGAAGCTGCCAAGAAGCAGTTGGACCACGCTCAGAATATCAAGAAGGCTATGACTGCCAAGAAGGTTGCCGAGACCGTGGGTAAAACAGAACAGGCTGAGGGTGCTCATGAGGCTGGCAGCGTGGCTGCACAGAAGTTTGTGAATGCACCTAGACTTGTGGGCAACAAGCGCACGCGAATGCTGCCTGACGGAGAGACAAAGATTAAGGGACACTATGAGATTGTGCCGGCTGAAAGCCTTACACCTTCTCACGATGTGAATAATGACTATAAGAAATCTGAGGGATTCCCTACCGATGCTGAGGGCAGAACCGTGAACGATCGTGACTATGAGCACGACAAGGCGGCTCAGCAGAATACGGACCAGATTGCCCGAAAGTATAACGGTATGGCTATCGAGCAGGTTCCAGTAGTATCTGACGAGGGTATCGTTTATGATGGTAACGGTAGAACCATGGCAGGACAGAAGGCTGCAAAGGAAGGTACGGATGGCGAATACATCAACGACCTTTTGGAAAATGCAGAGAACTTCGGTTTTACCAGAGAACAGATTGAGCAGAGCGGAATCGAGCATCCACGTCTGGTATTGGTGACCGATGAGAGATTGCCATACGATGCAGCTACCTTCGCAAAGTTCAACCGAAATGAGAAGAAGACTCAGAGCAATACCGAGCAGGCGGTTTCCAAGGCTAAGACCTTGACTTCTGACGAGGTAGGCGCGATTGTTGCCGAGATTGAGGGAAATGGCTCTCTTGATGCTTTCTTTAACAATTCCAAGGCAATAAATGACTTGGTAAAGACGTTAGTAGATAAAGGCATCATCGGACAGAACGAGGTGGCACAGATGATGGATAGTCCTGAACGGCTTTCTGCACAAGGCAGGGAGTATGTGAAGAACCTTCTTTTGGGTTCCATCTTCAAGCCAGAGACTATCAGAATGCTGGGCATCGACTCTACGGTGAAGAATAAGGCTATCAACGCTATCCGCTCGGTAATGGACAACATGAAGTTGGGCGAGTTCTCTCTTCGTGATGAGATTGATCAGGCTATACAGTTGCTCTATGAGGCAAGACAGGGCGGCAATAAGGTTGATACGCTGCTGAGAACACCAGACATGTTCGGTGAGGATGCGGCTAAGCGTTACTCTTCTATCTCTCAGATGATGGCTTTAGCCTTGGAGGGCAAGGTTTCTGATTTCAGAGATTTGCTTGACGAATACAACCGTATCGCTAAAGCTAGAAATACTGGCGAGGGCAATATGTTTGAGGAAGCTCCTACCAAGGAAGAGTTAATTAATGAGTATTTGAACTTTAAAAAATGGCAAGATTATGGAACAGGACATTCAGAAATTGAAGGAGGCAATGATGTTTCAGGCAATGAAGAACCTCAACAAGAAGCATCAGGAGGAAATGAACCAGCAGAAGCAGAGCGACCAAGAGTAGAAGAGGCTGACGACTTAGAAAACAAGGAACTCGAAAGTCGCATTGAGGTGACGGACGAGGAAACCGAGACTCCATCAAAGAATGGTCCTATCATGAAGCAGAAAATTCTAATTGATGGAGACAAGGAGGTCATCAAGGTTGATGAGCCTAACGATAAGGGCGAATACACTGGTTCATACTACGAGTATGATGGCAAGAAGTTTGGCGACCTGAAAGAAGTTGCCGATTATATTGACAGCAAGAAAGAAGAAGGTCCTCTCCCACTCCTTCCTAATGAAGAGAACCCAGACCCTACTTTTGACCCAATTGCAGCGGCTGCCGCTGAGTTCAAGAAGGAGCATCCTCTGACTGAGGATGAGATCATGAAGGCAGACGTGGATGATTTGTCCAAGGATATGGCTCTTGATTATCTGAACGGAGAAGTGACGGATGATTTGCATCGTGCTATCTACGAAAGCATCTTTGCCAAGACTAGAGGGCAGAAGACTGAACCAAAGGTTGAGGCTCCTAAAACGGAACCATCTGCTGACCCTATGGAGAGAATCAAGAATGCATCAGAAGCTTTTGGAAAGGAGAAGAAAACTAAGGCTGAGACAGAGAAGAAGCCTCAGCAGAAGGCTGACGATGCAGCAGTAGCGGCTTCCAACAAGAAGGTTAATGACCTTTGGGATATGCTCAAGAATGCCGGCAAGGATGAAATGTCTGCTTCGTTTGTTGGTCTTAACTCTAGACAGTTGGAAGTATTGCCTAAGCTGGTGAGCGCCATGGCCGAAAATGCTTATCTGAGAATCAAGAGAGGCATGCACAATCTTGAAGACGTGGTGAAGGAAATGCGCAAGGAGTTTGCCCCTGCTGCCAAGCTCTTTAAGAAGGAAGACGTGGATGCCATCTATGAGCAGATGATGAATATCCGCTATCGCGATGGCGAGCAGCGCATGAGTTTGAAGGATTGGGCTGACTACTACGAGAAGACTTCGCCTAAGCATCAGGAGAATCTGGTGGGTGATTCCAAGACTGCCGAGGATCGTAAGCTGGCTGAGAAGAAGTTTATTGATACCGTGAACCTGCAGTTGGCTTTCAAGCATAAGTTTAGCGGTATTGTTGAGCTGAGAAAGATGGCAGAGAGAGTTGGTTTAAAGGATATTAAGGATACAGACCTTCAGGAGCTTGCAGAAACAGCTATTGTTAAGCGAGCAAGAGGTATTGCTTCTTCGGAGTCTACCAACGATGCGGTGAAGTTTGAACGCATCAAGACACTCTATGAGAATCAGCCGAGCCTCAACCAGCGTGATTCTGAGCGAGTAATGAAGCAACAGTACTCTACCCCTGCCCCTTACGCTTTCCTTGCGGATATGTATGTGAAGGGTAACGGCAAGGTGATTGAGAGTGCTCTGGAGCCTAGTGCCGGTAACGGTATGCTTACCATCGGTTTGCCAATGGATAAGGTGCATGTGAACGATATTGATGCACAGCGATTGGCGAACCTGAGAAGACAGGGCTTCAAGAACGTGACCAGTCAGGACGGAACTCAGCCTTTTGCAGACAAGGACGTTGACGTGGTGGTAACAAATCCACCATTCGGTAGTGCTACCCCTAAGGAGTATGACGGCTACAAGATTTCTTCTTTGGAAGGACAGATGGCTATCAATGCCTTGGAGAGCATGAAGGACGATGGCCGTGCTGCCATTATTATCGGCGGCAAGACAGAATACGCCAAGAACGGAAGTCTGAATCCGAAGGATAAGGCTTTCCTTGGTTATCTCTATAGCCACTATAATGTGGAGGACGTGATTAATGTGGATGGCAGTCTCTATGCAAAGCAGGGAACCAGCTACCCTACACGTATTATATTAATAAACGGAAGACGCTTGAACGAGAATGCCTTTCCACCAGTAAAGGATAAGGCCAGAGCTGAAACCGTGAAAGATTATGACGAACTTTATAAACGAATTGAAGATGATATACTACGAAGTGAACGGATGGATTCTTCCATCGGAGGAGAAACAAGAAGTACTCAACCAGAACTTGATAAACAAGGCGCTACTGGTACTCCTAAAGAGAGAGTACGAGCAGGAGAACGAGGAGGAAGCAAACCAGATGGTAAGCGAGAGTCTGACCTATTTGACTCCACTTCCATATCAGGAACCCATGATGACTTGGAAAATCAACGAGGAACCGAACCAAGACAAGATGGAGAACTTCCTAATGGAGATAGTAGAACAGACGGAACAGGGACAGAGCCTTCTCCAAGCAAAGAACCAACCACTGGAACCAATGAGCAGCGAGGAAATGGATCAGGAGGAGCTGGACGGAATGACGCTCAGCCAAGTACTGATGAATCTGCCAGCACCGGGAGCGGAAGCGGACCACGGGGACAATTACAGCGGGTGGACAAATCCGTACGTGGACTAAGCACCGAGAAAGTTACATACGCCCCTAAGAGTGAAAACCCATTCACTCTGAAAGCTGTTATGCCTGCCGATCAGCAGGAGGCAGTAAACAAGAATCTTGAAAAGTTGGGCGATGCCGACCAGTTCCTTGTTGATGAACTGGGTTATAATGATAAGGACGATTTGTATTCTCATCTTGCTGCAGAGCAGGTTGACTCTGTAGCCCTTGCCTTGCAGCAGGCAAAGAAGGGCAATGCCTTCATCATTGGAGATATGACAGGTATCGGTAAGGGAAGACAGGCTGCTTCACTTATCAGATACGCCAAGAAGCAGGGTCAGGTTCCTGTATATTTCACCAAGACAGCAGGATTGCTGAGCGATGTTTACCGTGACTTGGTGGATATTGGCAGCCCAGACCTAAGACCATTTGTATTCGGTAGTGCCAAGGAAGCTGCCATTACTGACTCAGACGGAAATGTAGTATTTGCTTTGCCATCGAAGAGCGAGGTGAAGCGTGTGCTCGACTACATCGAAAAGAACGGAAAGCTGCCAGACGAATACGACTATGTATTGACTACTTACAGCCAAGTAAGCAATGGTGTGTATGAGTTTGATGAGGACGGTAACCGCAAGGAGAGAAAGCTTGCGAAGGGTAAATCTTTCGGCGCTGCTGCCCTTAGCGGACAAAGAAGACGTGATGCTATAGAAAAACTGATGGGTAACGCCTATCTTATCCTTGACGAAAGCCACACGGCTGGTGGCAATAGCGGACAGGGAAACTATTTCCAACACATTATTCAGAAGGCAAAGAACGTTACCTTCTTCTCTGCAACCTTTGCCAAGAGACCAGACAACATGCCTATCTACGCTTTGCGTACTGCCATGAACGAGGGCGGTATGAAATCATCCGATTTGATTGATGCGGTAAAGCGTGGTGGTGCAACCTTGCAGGAGATTATGAGCCAGACCTTGACGCAATGCGGTCAGATGATTCGCCGTGAGCGAGATATGACTGGCGTAACCATCGACTGGAAGGCGATTGATGATCCTGAGCGAGTTCAGGAGCAGCGAGAGCAGTATGATAGTATCATCGGTTTGTTTAATGATATTATCAATTTCCAAAAGAAATATGTTTCAAGTTACGTGGATGAGCGTAATGATGAGCTGGCTGCCATTCAGTCTACTATGGGAATCAAGAAGGGAACGGCTGCCCTGGGTATCAAGAATCAGCCATTTGCTAGTAAAGCATTCAATACCGTTCAGCAGGTGCTTCTCTCCCTGAAAGCGAAGTCTGCTGCAGAACGTGCCATCGACTATTTGAGGCAGGGCATGAAGCCTGTGATTGCGTTGAACAATACCAACGAATCGCAGACTGGCAACCTTGCGCTTGGCGAGGAAATGGACGCACCAGACTTGGGAACATCTTTGAAGAAGGGTCTGGAGGGTACACTTCGCTATACCCAGAAAGATGCCAAGGATAACAGCGAAAGCGGTTACATCAAGCTTTCGGATTTGGGTGATGAGGCAGTTGAGGCTTATCACGAACTGGAAAGGAAGATTGAACAGACAAGTACCGGTCTTTCACTCTCCCCTATTGATGTTATCAAGAACGAGCTGCAGAAGGCTGGCTATAAGGTGGGCGAGCTGACCGGTAGACAGACCGAGTTCGTTTATAACGACAACGGAACTGTTACCAAGGTGAAACGTGCAGATACAGACAAGAAGAAACTCGCGCGCGACTTTAACGATGGTAAGATTGATGCGCTTATTCTCAACAAGAGTGCAGCAACCGGTATTTCCCTTCATGCTTCGAGCAAGTATAAGGATCAGAAGAAGCGTGTGATGATCGTGGCGCAGCAGCAGCTTGACGTAAACGATGAAGTTCAGATGCGTGGACGTATCGACCGAACCGGTCAGGTGGCTAGAGGTGCATACGAATATGTGGTTTCCCTTATCCCTGCCGAGCAGCGACTGCTGATGATGTTTAAGGCTAAGTTGAAGTCACTTGATGCCAACACAACTTCTTCTCAGAAGAGTAAGTTCAACGAAATGGAAGTTGCCGATATTACCAATAAATATGGTGATAAGGTAGTTCGTGAGTATATGGCAGAGCATCTTGACCTTTATGCTCGCATGGCTGATCCATTCGGATGGGAAAAGAGTAATGGCGATGATTTGTCTAGAATCGACCCACAGACTCTTGTTGCTAGCGGTGGCGGTGTTGGTGATGGCGAAGCTGGTGCCGATGCAAGCAAGTTACTTGGGCGTATGGCTCTGCTGAGAGTTTCTGAGCAGGAGAAGATGTTGCAGGAGATTGGCGAGCTTTATGCCAACGAGATTCAGCGACTCAACGAAATGGGTGAGAACGACCTTGAGATTACCGAGCTGCCTCTGAAGGCTAAGACTCTCCACAAGGAAGTATGGAAGCAGGGTGCAGAGCCGGGCGGCGATAACGCCTTTGCAGACAACACCTATATAGAAAAGGTAAACATGGCCATCTTGAAGAAACCTATGAAGGCTTCTGAGGTGAAGACTTCGCAGGATGGTTTGACTGGCGGCAAGACTTGGGATGAATACAAGACCGAGAAGAAGGCTGCCGTGAAGGAGTACTTCGACCAGAAGATTGCGGACGAGACTCAGAAGTATGAGGAGCGTGCCGTGAAGGTTGCAACCAAGGCGAAGGAGAAATATATCAAGGACGCAAAGAAGGGTCAGAAGGATTCGGGCATGAGCGATGAGCAGATTGAAAAGATGGCTGGCTATCAGTATGACAACATCTATAAGCAGGAAAAAGATAAGCTGAACGATGTTGTGAAGAACCTGAAAGCCAAGGCTGAAATGTTTGAGCGTGTGCTTGATACCTTCGATACAAACCAGACTTTCGTTCTGCCTACGGATATGAATAACCCTAACGAGTTGAGCGGATTCGGTAACAGTTATGGTAGACTTATTGACATCAAGATTACTGATAACTACTCGCCTAACGCCTCTTCCGTTTCCTTTGCTACCTTGGATGGCAGAAGAAAGATTACATTCCCTATCGCGGGTAAGGTAGGCGCAGGTGAAGGCAATATAGATGTTATCAGTGCCATCGACAACATGACTAAGCAGGCAATCGGTATGGGAGACAGCCATCTCAGAGTATTGAACCAAAACTTTGATAACTGGGATAGACTGACTAGCAATGAGAGCCGCAAGAATGGCTATATTGTAACTGGTAATCTGATGCAGGCTTTGGTTGACAGCAAGGATCAGGGCTTGGGCGGTCAGTTGGTGAAATATACTACTGATACTGGCGAGGTGAAGACTGGTATCTTGATGCCGGACCGATTCGACCCTAAGGGCTTGACTACAGATGCGCCTATCAACAGCGTGACCGAGAAGTTTGAGCTTTCTTCTTGGCATGGTGGTATTGACGAGGTTACTTCATCGGATGGTGAAGTAAAGGTGAAGCGCATAGACAACAATCGTGGCAACTTCTACGAGCTTCGTGTACCGAAGAGCAAGGCGAAGGGCGGCAAGTACTTCATGGATGAAGATTTGCTGAAACTGGTTAATGGCAATAACTTCGAGACCAGAGGTAATAATATGCTTGCTGAGTTCAAGCCAGAGCAGTTGAAGCCAGTACTTGACCGCCTGTCTAAGATTGGCGTGAAGGTGCAGGAGGAGCGCAAGACTTCTGAGGATGAAGGCACCCACTTCCGTGAGGACCGAGGCTTGCAGTATTCTAAAACAGATACAAAAGATGTTAAGAATAGTAGAATCATTCCGGAAGATGTAGATAAAAATGTATCTTCGCAGATTGAAAAGAAGTTTGATTCTGCCATTGAAGACATTGTAGAGCATGCAGAAGACAGAGACAAGTCTAGACTTGTTGATGATGCGGACTATGCCGTGGAGGAGTTTTCCAATCTTGGCAGAAGCGTTATAGAATATTACAAGAATGATTATGAACGAAAAGTTGAAAAGTTATCAGGACAGCATACCGGAGGACATCTTGGTGGTGCGAATGACGGTAAGGGAAATAGAGGCTCTTATCTACTGCAATATTATAAGACCATTCTCGCCGTCGCTGACAGAGAACTTGCCTATAGAGACGCTAGAGCAAAGAATCTCAGAGAGACTTGGGGATTGCACCCAGGAGGAACGTTCACACTTGGAGACGTTGAACGAATTTTTAAAGAAACAAATAGAGATAAAGAAAAGGCTAAACTCTTCCAAAGAGTTCTCGATATAAACAAACGTCTTGGTGTTAACATCAAGGTAAGTTCCGAGAGTCCGAAGAAGAGATCAGGAGAAGCAGACATCTACAGGAACATTGATTTGTATATTGATGGCCTGACAAAGACCAAGGCTTCAGACTACGCTGCCCCTACTGTTATGCTGCATGAAATGATTCATGAGGCAACAATGGGTGCTATCAATCTCGTTAAGAAAGGCAAGGCTGAGGGCATGCTGACTCCTAAGCAGATAGAGGGCGTAAAGACTATCCTCGGAATATATGACAAGGTAAAGGACGATAAGGAACGCTTTAAAGAAGAGCCTTACGGTCTGTCTGATGCTTACGAGCTGACGGCTCAGATGGCTGATTCGAGACAGAGAAAGGCTATGGACCTGTCTATCTGGGATAAAGTTGTGAATGCAGCACATGAGTTTGCAAGAAAGGGCGACCGTTCTATCCTGCAACGCTTGAAGGATGCTTGGAAAAAACTCTTTGAGGTTTCAGAGAAGGATAAGATGGATAAAGCTATCAACGACATCATGGATGATTTCAATGAAACCATTGATGATATTTCCATGAATGAGATTGAGCAGGACGGATTTGCCTATAAGGTTACAGACAAGGACGAACTGGACCGTCTCAACAAGGAGAAGACTTTCAGAATGTATAGCGGAATGCAGGAGGTGGACGGTAAATTGTACTCTCCTATGGCTGCTATTATTGACGGTAAGCGTACTGATGCTACAGAGATTGGTGCTTGGATGGGTGCAGACGAGCGGCCGGACCTTGTGAAGAACGGAAAGTTTACACTTGTGAAGACTGACAAGAATAAGGGTGTTGGCGAGGGTGATGTACCTGCTTCCTACAATCCTTATATGCATACTTCCACTTCTATGATGAACGACCAGTTTACCGGTGCTTACGCTAGAGGCAACATCAAGGTTGTGGAATGGGAGATTCCAGAGAGCGAGAAGACTAGCGGCTATCACGCTGAAGGTGCTAAGGATGCCGTGGGCCTTGTGCCATGGCACTCTGGTTCTGTGAACAGTCTTCTGCCGAAGGACAGACAGAGACAGGTGATGCTTTCACGCTGGAGAAAGGCGGTGAGAGTTGTTCCTGATTCTGAGGTGGCTGAGAGCATCGCTGAGCAGTTGAAGGGCACTGGCTTGGCTATCCCTTGGAATGTGGTTACTCCTAATCAGGTTAGGGAATTGGCTAAGCTGGGCGTTCCTATCACTACCGTTGAATCGGGAAGACAGGCTCCTGAAACAAAGGAGAAGTTCTTGCAGCAGATGGCTGATTTGGAACAGGAGTTCCCTCAGGCTAAGTTCGTCAACGTGAAAATGACAAAGGATGCCTTCAAGGTATGGGGCAAGGATGGCGGCATCAAGTTCCGCACGGACCACGGCGATGGCAACTACCCTACTTCATCTGTTGAGAGCCATATCGAAAAGGTGGTTCAGAAGACTGGTGCAAAGGTGAACATGGTTTCATCGGTTGATGAAATCACCAACAAGGCGGCTAAGGCTGCTATTGAGGAAGGTAGAAAGATTACTGGCTGGTATGACGAGAAGACTGGCGAGGTGCATCTTTACATGCCTAATATCCACGATAGATATACTGCCGAGAAGACCATCTGGCATGAGGTGGTTGGACACAAGGGAATGAGCGAGTTGTTTGGTGATGAACGATTCGACAAGTTTCTTCGTGAAGTATGGTACGACTTGGATAAGCCTGAGAATGCGGCTTTGAAGAAGCTGGTGGATGAGGAGAGAAAGTTCAATCCTCTGAATATCTATGATGCTATTGAGGAAGGTATCGCCCGACTCGCCGAGGATGGCAAGGGTGAACCGGGCTTCTGGAATGGTATCAAGAACAAGGTATCTGATTTCCTTCACGAAATCGGTTATCGTGTTGCTCCTAATACTAAAGATGTGAAGTATCTGCTCTGGTTGAGCAAGAACTTGCAGAAGAATCCGAATGATCCTTATTGGAAGATGAGAGCCGAGGCGGTGAAATACCGTCTCGACCATGAGCGTATGCCTGCTGTTGTGGCACATGATGGTATGTTCTACGGAAATGACGGAAAGGTTAGAAGTATGGATAATCTTACCAAGGCTGAGTGGAATGAGGCTACAGATGGTGAGATTCACTTCCGCACTACCCCATCTGCCGGCACGGCACTTGACAGATACCACCGTTCGCTTGATGAACATGGCTATATGTTCACCGAGAGCTATATGGACAATATGCTTTCTTTGAAGAAACTGATGAATGCGATTGTGCCTGACAAGAAGATTGAGGATATTGCTTCTTCGGAGAATCCTTATATACTGCAGAACACCATGCAGGGTGCGATGAGTGATGCGGCTCAGATGTTTGAGCGCAACGTGATGAAGCCTCTTGACAAGGCCATGGCCGATGTGCTGGATGCTTTCGATGGCAAGAAGGATGATGAGAAGATCAGAAACTTCAATCTCTACATGATTACCAAGCATGGTTTGGAGCGAAACAGAGAGTTCTTTGTCCGTGACTTCCTTAAAAAGATGAGGATGGACGAGCAGAAGAAGCAGGATGCTGACTTCTTGGAAAACAGTTATTATAGCGATAAGGAGTATCTTGACAACGAGTTGAAGACTGGCAACATCGACCTGAAGGAGTACTACAGACAGTTGGACGAGAGTATCAGAAACCACTTTGATGCTGACTTCGAAGCTGGCGAGCACGACTATTCGGGTATGCACGCTATACAGGAAGTGGATAAATCTTCTGACCCTTATAATGATGCGGAGGCTATTCAGAGCGTGATGGATTCAGAAGCAAAGATGGAGAGTATCAAGAAGGGTTCTGTTAAGGACTATTGGGATAAGGTGAAGGCTGCTACCCAGTATTCTATTGACAGCGACTACAAGAATGGCATCATCAGCAAGGAATTGCATGGCCATGTATCTAATATGTTCAACTGGTATGTGCCTTTGAGAAAGTATGATGAGGCTACAGCAGAAGATACTTATGGCTACATTACTGAGCAGGGAGACCCGAAGAGTTATATCGGAAGCACGATCATGAGAGCGAGAGGACACAAGTATCTGAGTGAAACAAACGTACTGGCGCAGATTGGTGCGATGGGTAACAGAGCCATCAAAAACGGCGGTATGAATGCTATCCGTCAGGCTTTCGCAAGATTCGCGCGAAATAATTCGGGCAATAATCTGATTACCGAAACAAGCGTCTGGTATGAGAAGGACCCAGTGGTGAACATCGTCTATGAGCGCTACCCTGATATTCCTGAGGATGCTACGGCCGACGAAATCAACCAGATTGTTTCAGACTTCAACAAGGATATGAAGATGAAGGAATCACAGGGTATGGCATACAAGGTGTATCGCAGAGACAAGATAGGTTATAAGTTTCAAAGAGCAGAGAATAAATCTCAGCATATCGTGGACGTAAAGATTGCCGGAAGGACCCATACCTTTATTATCAACGGAAATCCTAGAGCGGCGCAGGCTCTGAATGGATTGCTGGAGAACTCGGGCGCCAAGGGAATCATGAAACCATTGAGTTCTATCTCAAGAATGATGGCGCAGTTGTGTACATCATATAACCCTGAGTTCGTGATGCGAAACATCATGCGTGATGCGGAGTTTGCATCGAGCAACGTTACTTCTAAGGAGGGTGCAAGATATGGTGCGCTCTGGGCGAAGTACTATGCGCAGTTGGGCTTGTATAAGGGTGCATCGAATATCAGCTTCAAGGATTTGAGCGGAACTACTGGCTTGGGCTTGTTTGCCAAGTATCGTAACGGAACACTTGATACTTCTGACAAGGTTCAGCGATATTTCAAGGAGTTCATGGAGAACGGCGGCGAAACCGGTTGGGTTCAGATCAAGAACATGCAGGATTGGACCAAGGAGTACAAGAAAGATGTGAAGAGCGAAAGAAGCAAGATTGACAAGGGCGGTGCTGCCCTTCGTGACTTCTTCTTCGGAAATCTGGCGAACATTAACGAGGTGGCTGAGAATATCGCCCGATTCGCTACCTATTGTGCGAGCCGAGACAGTAACCGCTCTATCATCCGTTCGGTCTATGATGCAAAGGAGGTATCTACCAACTTCAACCGCCATGGTAGCGGTGATGCCATCAAGAGTTTCAAGAACGGAGAAATGACTGGCGGCAAGGCGGCTGCAAGATGGGCTTACGGATTTACGGCTAGCTATCTGAGACATTGTTCTATGTTCTTCAATGCCGGTATTCAGAGTACAAATCTTCTTGTGAAGAACTTGAAAAATCATCCTGTGGGTACTTCTATCAATATGCTTGCCATTCCTTTTGCTCTCGGTGCGCTTGCTGCACTTGGAAACAATGTGCTGATTGCGAGCGAGGACGAGAAGGACAGAAAGGGAGTGAAGGACCCATACGGCGAGTTGCCTGACTACGTGAGAAGAAACAATCTCTGTATATATAAAGGTGGCGGTCAGTTTGTTACTATTCCGCTTGCTATTGAGTTGAGAGCCTTCTATGGTCTTGGCGACTTGGCGGCTGGCTTAACCTTCTCGCCAAACGTAAGCGGACAGAAGAACCCTGCCTTGGATGCCGTGGGCTGTATGTCGCAGCTTGTGCCGGTGATGGACTATCTCGGTAACTCTTCGGCTGGCAAGGAGCCATTGAATGAAACAATCAAGGCTATCTCTCCTTCTGCCCTATCTCCTTTCGTAGAATGGGAGTTAAACACCGACTGGAAGGGCGCGCCTATCGAAAGACGTGGTGACTGGAATGAAAATTCCCCTGCTTGGCAGAGAGCCTACAAGGGTGTTCCTGACGGATATATGGCTGTGAATAAATGGGTGAATGCACAGACCAACGATGTAGCCAAGGGTAATGAGGATATGCTGGGCAACAGTTTCCTGGATATGGTAACGAACCCTAGTAAGCTGAATCATTACATCGGTGGTATAGGTGGTGGCGCTGCTACCTTTACCGAGCGAGCTATCGGTGTTATCAAGCACGGAAGCGACACGGAAACCAAGGATATTCCTTTCCTTCGCTCTCTTCTTTATACGCCTAGTGAGCAGAGCAGCTTGCAACGAACAAAGAGCAAGTGGTACAACTACAAGGATGAAATGGAAAAGACCATGGCCAACGTGGACCGACTGAAATCGAAGAACGTTCCGATTGACAAGAGAATCACGAATATAGGTGAGTATTATCACTTCCAAAACTCCAAGGAGGCTGCCAAGGTTAGAATCATCGAGCTGGCAGAGAAGCAGATGAAACGATGGAAGAAGCTCAGAGATAAATCTTCTGATACCGAGAGCATCAACTTCGCTAATCAGAATATTGACAGGATCATGATGGATGCGGTGGATGAACTGGATAGATTGGAATAATATAAATAAGGAGTGGGCGCAAGGCTCACTCCTTTTTTATTTATAATCCTAATGCCTTTGTATGAGACATTTTGTTTTCTCCCTTTGTTAGCTTTATCGCATCTGATTCATAAAAGCATCTAGAGCAGAAGCAATCAAAGTAAGGTGTATAAGTATAAAACTTCACTTCATTTACGCTATACCCTTTCTTGATTAGAGGGCATGAACTATTCGAATGAATGGTTTGCTTGTGATTAGGTAAATCCCTTTCTATGTAAACGTAATCACCTAACTTAGTTGGCATTAAATGGTATACAACAACAAGAATCATCCCGAAGACTAATAATGCTAATACACGTACATGTAGCCTTTTTATTTTTTGAGCAAACCGCATATCATACATATCTGTCTTAGAAACTAATGCACTATTATTAGTCTTACCCACCGTACATATACGATATAACGACAGACAGACTAATATGAATAGCACGGCAAATACAATAATTGAAATAATTGTTTCCATACGCTATAAGCTTTATTTTTATGCAAAGGTAGGATTTTTTTTGATAGGTTGTATCGGGGTTGGGTGGATTTTTGCGTAGTTTAGATTTTTACTAAATAAATGAGCAGGAGGTGACTCAGCATAAAATGCTGAGGAACAGAGGCTTTAATGGCAAAAATTTTATTTTGAGCATAGTTAGGCAGAGCCTCATCTTCTTCGTAACTTTGCACCAAGTTCAATAGTGAACGAAACGAATAATCTATTTTATTATGTCAGAATCTAAGACATACATCTTTGGTGAAAACCAAAACGGAGGTTCAAATGGAATGCTTGGACTTCTTGCTCCTCTGCTCCAGAAGCAGGGTGTAGATCCAAATGTGCTTCTCGCTATGAAGGGCAACAATGGCTTCGGCGGTGAAGGTGGTTGGTTCATGTGGGTTATCTTCCTCTTCTTCCTTATGGGTTGGGGCGGTAATGGCTGGGGTGGCTTCGGCAATAACGGTCGTGGCGGTCTTGCTAACGAGATTAACAACGACAATGGTCGTGCCCTTTTGATGGATGCCATCGGTGGTAATCGTAATGCGCTCAGCAATTTGGCTACTCAGATCAATTGTACCGAAGGTCAGATTCAGAATGCCATTTCTGCTTTGACTTCTCAGGTTCAGAGTGTAGGTAATCAGGTAGGTATGAGTGGCATGCAGACCATCAATGCTTTGCAGCAGGGTAACATGCAGATTGCTCAGCAGATTGCAAACTGCTGCTGCGAGAACCGCTTGGCTATCTGTCAGCAGACTGGTACCTTACAGAATGCCATCAACAATGTAGCTAATGGTCAGGAGCGTGGCTTCTCTAACGTAGCTTACGAAACCCAGCGACAGACTTGCGATTTGCATAACGCTATCAAGGAAAGCACTCAGACCATCGTTGACGGTCAGAAGCAGGCTGAGATGCGCGAAATGCAGAACAAGATTGATTCTCTGCGTGAAGAGAACAGTACCTTTAAGTCTTCTGCCATGACTTCTCAGATTGTTGGTCAGGCGGTAGCTCCTATCAATGCGGTATTGGCAGGTCTGCAGAACGAGGTAGCTGGCATCAAGTGCAAGCTGCCGGAGACAGTAACTACTCCTTACAGCCCATTTACTGCGGTTCCTAACTGCGTGGCCTATCAAGCAGGTTTGTATGGTTTGAATGCTGCCAACAATGCAGGATTCTGGGGTTAAAGAAAGGAGGCTGCTATGTTATGGTTAAGACCTTATACATGGGTGAATCGTAACGGTTCGGCGGCTATCGCTTCTACTGGCGTGAAGGTGAATACTGCCGATGTGGTGTTCACCTTTAAAAACCACGCCTTCGTGAATACCAACTACAGAGGAACGATTTTCGTGAATCTGCGTCAGGCTATTCCGACTGGAACGACTGGTACGCTGCCTATCCTTTTCGAGACCAACGGCGCAACCCAAGCTGTAACCAAATTCAATGGTGATGCTTTGACGGTTGCAGACGTGCCGGGAACTGGAGTGGTTCAGCTCTGGTTTGAGAGAGACACTAACACCCTTCAGCTAATGACGGGTATTGTTTAACAAACAGAATAGATAATAGGAGATTACATTATGTTTCAAGGTTTAAGAACAAATTCTTTATTCTATGTCCTAGATAAGGGCGAAAACCCGAACTTGCAGATTGGTCAGGTTGTTTCGGTCAGCAACCCTCAGACAAAATACCCTACCTTCAATAATGGCTTCACGCCTCAGCCTATGGAAACTGTGGTTGATGTGAAGGTGAAGCTGAACGACGAGGAGGTGGATTTCAAACAGCTACCTGCTAACGGACAGATAGCAAACGACAAGAACCTTGTGGTGAGCGACAACAAGGAAGCCATGAGTGCAGAGGTCGATACGATGCTGAGACAATCCAAGGCGATACTGGAGAGCGTAGATTACCACAAGAAAGTCGTTGATTCTTGTGAGGGAATGCTATTGCAACTCAACCCCCAGATAGCCAAGGAGAGGGAACAGACTGAGAAGATCAGCAAGCTGGAAGGCAAGGTTTCCGGCATGGAGGGCAAGCTCGACAAGATGATGGGATTGCTCCAACAGGCGATAACCAAGTAATCTCCTATCTATTCACTTTAAAAATCTTAAAATTATGATAATGGTTGAGATTACAGAAGACAAGTTTGATGGCTTGTATGAGAACGTGGAGAAGGGCTTTCGCTACTTGGATAAGGCTATGAATTGCCTGGGCGAAATGAAGCGTGAAGGCAGACGTGACCGATACGGCGAACGCAACCGTATGCCCGATTACAGAGGTCGTGGAGGCAGAAGTGGTATGCGAGAGCATGAAGAGTACGATGACATGCGCCAACGTGACGACAGAGACCGTGGAGAACGTGATTATCGAAGCTACGGCGACGAGTATTAAATAACTTGGGGTTTGGTAGTGAAACAGATTTCGTTACCAAACCCTTTTTAATATCAGAAAGATTATGGAAAGAAAATACAGACAATCTTTGAACGCCTACGATTATCAGCCGGAAGAAATGAGGGCTTACCTGAGATACAACGGCTGGCACTTCAATAAGAAGATGTGCGAGTGGGCAGTGAAGCAGATGCGGAAGAATGGTAAGCCTATCCGCATGATGAGCAAGGATGATATTGAGGACATTCTGAAGAAGAACGATATCGTGTTGGAGAATAATGTGGGCTACGATGCGGTTTACATCGCACACATGTGTCTGGCTGATTTCTACGGCTCGTCTATCACAGAAGAAAAGCAGATGGCCCAGTTCATCAAAGACTACGTGGATGATGAGGATCAGCAGGACGGTTTCATCTTCAATCGCTTCTATGCAGACACATCTTTCAATGGTGTGGGCATTCCTTGGGAAGAAATTCTTTAGTGATTAATTATTAAGTTGAATGACTGAGCAGGAGATATATTTGGAAAGGTATGATTGGACGGTACATGTGATGTATGATGTTCATTCTAAGGATGCCATGAAGGTAAGAAGGTATCTTCGGGATTTGGGATGCGCCGGCATTCCTCTCGAAGATGCCTGTAATCTCGTGCTCGAAGGTGAAGCGAATAAAGGGATAACCTATTCTAATGTTGATATAAGAAAAACGGTGGTTGTTATAGGATGGGCTACTTCAAAGGCTGAATACATGAATAGCCTCAGCCACGAAATGCTGCATGTGGTTCAGCATATTTCTGAACAGTTTTTGATAAATATGTACGGGGAGGAGGCTTGCTACTTGCTTGGTGGATTGGTGCAGGCTTGCTGCATAAGAAAAGGGTGAATCTTTTGACTCACCCCTTTTCTTTATCTGTATGATTTACTCGCCATACTTCGGTTCATCATAAACAAGACCATGCTCATCTACGTAAGCCTTGGCTTCTGAGTATGTGTCAAACTCTACTGCGGTGGTATTTACTGCTGGGAATACCTCAGCATTGTCACCTTTCTCTGTGAGAGGGAGCGCCATCTTAGTTCCCTCATGTACTACCTTATACTTCTTTGTTAACTTGTTCATATCTTATTTTCTTTCTTTGCTTTAATGTTAAACTTATGATACCTTATGCAGGAAACTTATGATACCTTATGCAGGAGTAACTGATACCGTGTATCCTTTCTGCTGCAATGTTTCAACTGCGGCATCTGATGCTGAAGTACGATTACCATAAATTTTTATAGTTTTATACCATGCTTGTTCACCGCCATTGATGCCAGATGTACAACCAGAAAGATTTTTTAAGCAATTATCTACATCGTCTCCTAGATTGACATCTTCTAAAGCAATTATTTTAGAGGATGAAGGTCTAGTGTTCTTCCACGTAAAAACTTTTGAAGTTCCTGTAGCAGTGAAAAATATTAGGTTACTTCCTAATTGCGAGAGTTCACCAGAAATATTTAATACGTTTTTTATGCGTAGTTCTTTCAACCTGTTGCAATTATTTAAAGTAGAAACATCACCATAACAACTAGTATTTTCCAAAAATAGTGTGTCTAGAAGTTGTTTGTTTCCAAAAGCAGATATATCCCCACAAATCTTTGTGTCATTAGTAAATCGTATTTCAATCAAATTATTGCAATTTGACAAAGAAGCAACATCACCATATACACCCGTGTTCTCGAAGGTTAATGAACTAATAGTGGTATTAGCAAAAACAGAAATATCGCCTTTGATACCATCACAGTTACTCATATACATGTGTACTAAGTTTGATGCACCTTTAAAGGCACTAATATCCCCATAGAACTTTGAATTTGCACAATAGATGATGTTAAAATCAGGTCTATTATACTTCAAATTTGAAATATCAAAAGAGCTTTTTGAAGTATCATAATGTTCTATAGTTCCCAATTCCAATAAAAGCAAATTGTAGTTTGCATTTACGAAAACAATGCAGTCTTTGTTCTCCACATACAAAGTCGTTTGTGTCTGTGCTGGAATTACAATAGATGTCTTTCCATTAGGGACAAGGTTTTCACTACAGAAGCTACCACCAGAAACTCTTACATTAATATTAGAATAAGCTTTTAACACTAAACCTCTATTGTATTTAGTAGGTGTATCTTCTTTCGGAAAGTTTATTACTAACTCTCCAATTTTAGGCAATGTATCATTAGCTATGATACCTTGCAATTTTGTTATAAAACATTTAGCCATAATTATATGTATTATTTAAAAAATTAATTCTATTTGTTAACCAGTTTTTTACTCTGTTTATAGAAGTAAAACATCCTCCCCATTGAGGGTATTTGTCATAAGATTCTTTGAACGGAGAATCATTCGTATTCTCATTCAAGCACAGAAACTTATATCCATGAAATACTGTAGTATCTCCTTTATTATAAGTCCTAGAACTATCATAATCATTTAGACTTGTACTATATTCTAACAATTTCCAATTTTTGGATATGTGACTATCTCTGTAAGATGGTGTTTGCGAATACACTTCAAATTCCTTTTCTATATTGGAATATCCAATTTTATTTATCCAACTATTCAAAAGTTTAACGATATTATCAACACTGAAAATTCCTTTATCCATCAATTCTTTATATCTTTTAGAAATTTCATCACTATATAACTTATCCAAACCAAGACATTGAGGAATACCTAATATTGTGGAATTATCGCTATTAGGAATCACATAAATTCCATTCCAATACATACCGAATATAGAGTCTACATCATATAGTGTTGGAGTCCAATGCAAGCCATCATAAGTTACCCATATCCAATTCTTTCCAAATCCATCATGGTTAAATAGAACTTGACTGACAAGATAATAATCAATGAATGCCTGTGGTAAGAAATACTGCTCGAAAGTTTCCTTTGTGTTGCTCGCCCTCAATGCTGCTACAACGCCAGAGAGACGAGTGAGATAATCCTTAACCTTCTTGCTATTTTTATCAGTCTCTGAAAGTTCTTTCGGATTGTCACCATCATACTTATTTCCGTTGATGTCAATCAAATTCTTTGGGTTTCTAATTTCAAAAGCACTCCAATTTATTATTCCACCAAACAGCGTACTTGTATTTACAGTACCATCAAGGATGATATTTTCGGCTTTTTTCTTGTCACACTGATAAACCTCTTTTGACTTTTTGAGGTTCCAAGTATATACACCCATCCAAGTTTCCTCTCCTGTATTACTATTTATCCAAGTAATAATAATAGGAAAACCATCAGGGTGACACTTTGCTCCAGTGAAGAAATCCTTTTTTACATCACCAAATCCATCTGTTACACTATCATTTAAATAGCTGTACTCATAAGGGTACTGATGTCCAAGAGGATGAGATTTGTAGACTTGCTCCATCAGCCAATAACCTACGATGCACTGACCTCTGAAAGCATCAATGTAGTACTTCTTTATGTGAAAACTATCTTGTGTAGGGAAATCACCGAACTTAATCTCACTTCCATCAGCAATATCTATTGCCATGTTTTTAACATCGAAAAGAAGAGATGAATTACCTTGAGCATTCAAGATTACGGGCTTACGGAAATAGTTACCATCCTTATCATTATACTCAATTTCTGCTTCAATATCATCCTGCTTTGTTGTAGGCAAATTTGGTGCATAGATTCTTACTTGTGCAGCAATACGAGGGATAGGCAATTCTATATAGCTATCCTTGCTGAAATCTGATGGATTCTCCATCTTGATACCAGCAGACTTGAAAGCGTCATTGACCTCTTTGGCTGCTTCATCAGATAATTCTATATGTTTAGCAGAAATCTTGTGCTCATGTCGAGTACCTTCTGAATCTCTATATCCAAGCACCTTATTATCTGCATCAGTTGTAATTTCAGTTCTTCCCTCAGGGTCTTCAATATGTTCAAACTCTGTTGGGATAGTCTCAGACTTTACCTTATAGAGATAATGGCTACCATCAGAAGCAATATATCCAATCACCTTACCTTCAGCATCAGTCTCTACTGAAAGATATTCATCATTGACTATTGTAGAAAGATGGGCTGTACGCTCTCTGATGTCTGATATATCAATAATAGCATCGGAGATAAAAGTACTAATATCAATGCCACCAACAAACATGTGACCATCATCAGCACGGAAACCACCAAGAAACTTGTCTTCTGCATCAATGATAGCATAGAGCCATTCCTCATTGGTTATTACAGAGTACATTTCATGGTTAGGAAAATATGGATTTCCATCATATTTGATGCCTGCAAGGATTCTGTTTTCTGCATCTACTACTGCGATGATATACTCATCGTTAGAGATATAGAAGAAGCTGTCTGCAATATCAAGGTTTATCAATCCCTTACCATCTTCCTTTGGCTGGAAGGTTTTAAGAGCTTCCTTAATAGCCTTAATATCATCAAGCCACTGAGCCTTGGCTGCCCAACAAGTACCATCTTGCTGAATACCAATAAGAGGATGATTAGCAGCATCAAGAATAACCCAAAGGAACTCTTCATTCTGCTCAACGTGATACATTTCATTGAGAGGGAAATATGGCTTTCCAGTTGCTCTGAAGATACCAAAAAGAAGTCTATCCTCGGAATCTACTACTGCCATGATAAACTCCTCATTTTCAATTACTCTGAATGGAGTATCTTGAACATTTCCTTCCTCATTCTTGATAGTTGTCTTGTCAACAACCTCATCTACTGCACTTTGGATATTTACTGCGGTAAGTTTTGACTTTTCATTATTATAGGTAACTGCTGTAGCCTGACTTGCGCCACCAGTAGCGGCTATATTCTTGATGGTTTCTTCCATCTGGGTACTGCGAGTCTGCAATAATGAAATGTCTTCATCGTTGGCGGTGATTTGCTGCTGCTTATCATCAATCTGAGATTGGAGGTCAGTGTCCTTCTCGTGAAGCTGCTTGACAGACTTATCTACATCTTGAATCATCTGATTTAAATCCTCGGGAAGACCAGTGGCAGCTTGGATGGTTTTGCGAAGCTCTGGGTCTAACTTTTCAATGCCAATCGTATTGTCTGAGACCTTTTCTTTTGTAACTGAGCCATCCTTTATTTTTTCTGTAGTTATAGATCCGTTGGCGAAATGTTTGTTCTCCAAAGAAGCCTCACGAACTACTCGGCCATCAACCGACTGATTGCCTAGCTTTGGGTTTGTAATAGCCCTCTCCTCTACCTTTTCTGTTGTTACAGCCCGATCGTTGAGCTTCTCTGTGATGATAGCCTTATCCTTAACCTTATCGTATGTGACTGCCTCAGGTGAAAGTTTGGAGTTATCTACCGACTGGTCGGCGATTTTCTCCTTGGTTACATTCTGATCAGCAATCTTTGAAGTTGATACGGCTCCATCGGCAAGCTTGCTTGTCGTAACGTTCTCGTCGGCTATTTTTTCTGTCTTGATGGCTCCATCGGGAAGCTTGTCTGTGCTTACCGCACCATCTGCCAACTTCTCTGTCGTAACATTACCGTCACGAATTTTGTCTTTCGTGATGGCTTGGTCATTGATGTCGTCTGTTTTCATCATCGGCACCATACCACCTATTTTTGTATCGTCTCTAAATGTAGGCATATTTAATTTCTTTTGGTTCTGATGAAGTGAATATCTGAATCTTTACGGTCTCTGGGATAACTCGCATACGAAGATAGAACTTATCGGTGTTCTTGTGGGCACGGATGGAAACTCTAGGCTTCTTTCCGTCGCCTTTATCTTGCCGGATGATGAGTTTGCCCGGGTATTTGAGCGTAATCATCAAGTAGATGTCACGTTGCAGGGTAATCTCTGGTGATACCCATGCAAGTTCTTCCTCGTTATAATTCGTTGATACATACTCCATTTTGTATAGTTAATAATTAAAAGTTAATAATTAATAGTCTTCCTATCCTACTACTTTGTGCTAACGCCTAGCTGTTGCAGGGCGATGGTGTACATCTGACTAGCCTTGGTATCATCGTAGGCTGAGAGGAGCAGAAAGGCGATATAATAGATGAAAGCATTCTTTAGTTTGTCCGGAATGGAAACATCTGTTGTGGAAGCGTCTGTGCTCACAGACTTAGGTACGCCCACATAGGTAATGACCGCCGTTGAAGTCTTGGGCTGCATGAGGATCTTGATTGGATTCTCTCGCATGATGGCAGCCTGTGGGCGATCGATGGTACCATTGGCGGTATCGTCGTACATCATAAGAGCTTCATCATCGGTGTCCTCTACTGGGGTGACTGCCTTATACCAAGAAGCGCCACGAATGCGGTTGATGGTAATAATCTCCATATTGGAAGGCATGGTGATAACACCGATGTTGTGATTAGAATCAAAATCGGACACCTGAATTGTGTCGGAAGTCGAGCCTATACTCTTGGAATCGGACAGGGCAGGCGAAGATGCAGCAGTAATAGCTATCCAATGCAGCGCATCGTTTATCTTCGACTTGATGATGTTGTCCATATACAAATCATCCTTCTCATCGGTGATTTCCGATGTGTTGTTGGATTCCTCGTCTATGCACCAACGTACTGCCTTTATGATTTCCTCTATACTCATTTACACCTTATTATATATTACTGCTTGCCGTAATCTGGGAAAATAAGACCAGCCTTGTCTGCATGCTTCATGGCAGTTTCAAGAGTTCTGCAATCCTTATCAAAACGGTTGTTTATGTAATTAATAACTTCTTCCGCTGTACGGATGCCTGCTACCTCCTCTTTCTGTGACTTTTTTGTAGTCTTCTTTGCCGGCTCATCTACGGTTGACTTTAATGCGGCATTCTTTTCCTCTTCAAGTTTAGCCTTTTCGCCAGGGTACTCTTCTTCCTCATGGTCGAGAATAATAGTATTGTTGGCAAAAAGCAAGCTAGACTCAAGAAGTTCCTGACAGTATCGGTTTCGCAACGTAAGTGAAGGATATTTGTTTATAATTACATTACCATTTGCGAAAGGATAGCGAACCTGATTACCCTGCTTACCTGAAAGCAGATAGCTAATGCTATTTTGATTTACTCGTGCTTTATATGTCTTAATCATATTTATTCTTTATAAATGGTGGGCAGAGCAAGATGCACCTGCCCACCGATGGTTTATAGTGATAATTTACTGCGCTGTATCTTGACCAGCATAGATAGCCCAAGCGGTGCCAGTGTAGTATAAAACTGTACCTGCCTCATACTTGACATCATCAGTAGGAGAATTAGTACCCTTTAAGGTGTAGTTTTGCGTGAGCGCAACCTTCATACCCTTTGATGGATTCTTAGGAAGTTCCTTAGCAGAAATGATGGCATTAAGTGACTCTGTGGCAATCTTAGCAATCTTATCAGCAGGACCAACCAAGATTGAGTTGTAACCACGAAGTGCCACACTATCTGCCTCCTGATGAATCCAACGCTTAGCGTCACGAACCTCGCCACCTCCCTTAGACATATCATTGGTCTGCTCCTTCTTGCCAATCTTGACGTATCGGCGAGAAGCCTTAGGGTCAAAGATAACCATGAAGTCCGACATACCCAAGAGATCGAGAGTCTGAGTCCAAACAAAATCAATAGAGCCGAAGGTGTCTTTGAATCGCTTGAAGGTAAGGTCGAACTCGTTGTGATTAATGAAGTCGTTCTGATGGCTTCCCTCCAACTTGATATTCTCCAAACGTTCGATAGCATTCTTACCACAGAAGGCAAAACAACGATCATTCTCGGAGAATTCCGTGAACTGGAGTTTGGAAATAGCAATCAAATCGCCAAGCGTATAAGTATCACCGATGGAGTATGTGTTGGTGAGCTGATTGATGATACCCTCAGAGGTATAGACATCTTCAATCTGTCCGTCGCCGGTCTCTGCCTTGAAGCGAGACTTGCATCCAAGCAAATAAGTACGCTCTGCACGTAGGTTATACTTGATGATAGCATCGGTCTTTAAGTCGGCAACTGTAATAGGCTGCTCCTTCTTTACCTTCTCGTAGTCATCTGTAAATACGATGTTCAAGAGTTTCTTCTGAACATACACTTCTTTCTCGCGTGGCTGGAAGTTTTCTGGTGTAATGGTGAGCTGAGACTCAGAAGCTGCAGATGCACCAGCAAGGAACGTTGTTCCAACAGGGATTTCCGGGCAAGTCATGTTGTCAAGATTGTCTCTTGAGTCTCCACTAACCTTCGGCTTTCCGTTGACAGCCTGCATAACCGCTTTTTTACCGTTAGCCTCAATTACATAAAGCATCAGTGTACCCTCTGTCTTGGTCTGTGAGCCAGCAGCATAACCGGGAACACCAGAAGCAAAAACAGTAGTGCCTTTATAGAATGGGCGAATAGAACCAGAGAAGTTCGTTGAATTAATCTCGATGGTGTCAGCAGTTTCAATTCTCTGAATAGTCTGTCCATCAAGAGTTTCGCCACCAACACGCTGATGCGAGATTGACCAGTTCTTAATATTTACTGTTTTTGCCATACGGCGAACAATAGAAAGAAGCGGTGTCTTGAAAGGATAGAACTTAACTATCTCACTATCCCACTCCTTATCAAGCAGACCACCCTCACGAAGCTGTGTACTAGAAGCCTGGGAGCCTGTAAGGTCTTGACCATCTTTTTTTCCACCAGGGCTAAGTCTGTCGTTAACATTAGGGTCTACTGGCTCCTTTTTGGCAACAGTCTCTTCGTCTGCAGGATTTACTCCCTCGTTGCCAATCTGCGGCTCTACAAGGTCTGCCGTTGCCATTACGCCACCACCGGTAACTACGGCAAGAAGCATCAGAATCATCTTAAAGACGAACTGACCACTCATAAAATTCTTAAAACAATTTTTCTTCATTTTATACATATATTAATGGATTAATTACTTCTAATATCATCAAAGAAACTTTCACGTTTCTGTTTCTTTGCCGGTTTATTTCCTGCGCCAGAACTAGAAAGAGAAGGAGGAATACCTTCTGTGCTGGAAGAGCGAACCTTATTCTGAATCTTTTCGTTTCGGGCTTGCATAGCCGCCTCGTCGCGCGCCGAAGTGATGTCGGAATCATAGTTGTTGGCATTGTGGAGCATCTTCCAAATATCATCTGAAATATCACCACTCTCTACCTTGTCGTGAATCTCGTAAATCTGGGACCACATATCCTGCGCATCATCGGGATAGAGCTTCATCAGGCGTTCAAGCGACTTGCGCATGTTGGCAGTAACCTTCTCGGTAGCCTCGTTCTGTTCAGCCACGTCCTCGTTGTGCTTGGCGAGAATCTCAGCGAGTTTCTTGCCGCCTTCAGGATCATCAAGCAACGTCTTTACATCAATACCCAAGCGAGCCATCGCATCAAACGGATTGTCGTCCGGATTTTTCTCCATATACATCGCCAGAGCAGCGAGCCACTTGTGTTTGTCGAATACCTTAGACAACGCCTTACCGCTCTGTTCGTACTGTCCGAGCAAATCAGCATCATCATTCATTGCCGCATAACGAGCTTCCTTGTCTTCGAAGTCGATGTCAGCATGGCGTTTCTTGAACCGGTCAGAGAAAGCCTTGCGATTAGGGCGGTCCTCTACAGAAGCTTCATCTGTAGCAGCCTCAGCAGGTGGAGCCTGTTGAGCACCACCTTCCTCATTCATCTGTGCTAATTCTTCTTTTGTCATATCTCTATACTGTTTGAAACTTTTCGGCAAAAATGCAAATAATTTGAAGAAGTTTTGCCGTGCTCCAACCTTGCGCTTGGTGGTTGGTTGGAACACGGCAAAGAAAGCCATGTTTTTGCCTATTTTTGCGCCTATAATTAATAATGTATAAGAAAATGGTAAAGGCAAGAATACTGACACTTAGCAAAGTGATGCCTCAACATAACAAGTATGACTCGGTTAAGGCTCGCAAGCGAAGACAAGAACACGGCAAGGACGAGGAGTTACTCAGCCGATGCAGAAATGCTTGGAATAACCTGAGCGGTGTGCGAGAAACGAGGGCGAGAACGATGCGCTACTGTATGGGCGACCAATGGAGCGACACCATCAGAGTATACCATCATGGTTACTGGGAGGAAATGACAGAGCGCACCTATATGGAGAAGCGCAACCAGACACCTATGAGCAACAACATCATGGTGAGCATTCTGGAATCTATTGCCGGTCTTTATGCCAAGCAGGGAACGGAACCGGTCTGCTTTGCAAGAGATAGCGACTCCCGGCAACTGAGCGACATGATGAGTGCCACGATGCAATGCAACTGGCAGACAACGTACATGCAAGATGTGCTGAACCACGCCATTAAAGACTACCTGATGGGCGGTCAGATGTTTGTCAGGGAGAGTTGGGAGGCGAAGGAACTTGAAATGCCCGACTCGTGGACAGATGCGATGGAACCCGACCACATGTTTTTTGAATGCGGTAGCGACCCACGACACAACGACGTGAGCCTTATCGGTGTTCTGCATGACGTGAGCCGAGAAGACTTGTATCAGAAGTTTGCCAAACAGGAATATGGGCTTACAGAAGAAGATCTGAACGCCATCTTTGATATTTATCCTTTGGACGATAACAGCTACGGCTATGAGTTTAACGAAGAAAAGGCGTTGGAGAATCTCTCTTTCGAGCATACCAACAAGGGAAGACATTACTCTAGAGTGATTGAGGTGTGGACCACGGAAACCAAACCAATGCTGCAATGCTTTGACCCTATTGCTCAAAATGTAAATGATGCTTATTTTAGGGTAGATCGTAATGATACGGCTATGATACAAAAGCTGATAGATTTAAACAATAGGCGTAAAGAGCAGTATGACGAGGCTGGTGTGCCGGAGGAAGATAGGGCGTATATCACCAGCAAAGATACTTCCAGTAAGTACTGGTATTATACCTACATGGCACCAGACGGAACTATCCTCTGTCAGGGCGAAACACCATACGACTACAAAAGCCATCCTTTCACGATGAAACTCTATCCGTATATCAACGGAGAGATTCATCCATTCCTTGCCAACATCATAGACCAGCAGCGATACATCAACCGACTGATTGTTATGAACGACATGGCCATCAGAAGCAGTTTCAAGGGATTCAAGATGATTCCTACAAATGTGCTTAACGGCAGAACACCAGAGCAGTTTATGGAAGAGGCGGTAGAGTATGACGGATGGATATTCTACAAACCATCGGTAAAGACACCGAATGCAAAGCCAGAAATTATTACATCGAATGCCGTGAACATCGGTACGAATGAACTCTTGCAGATAGAGCTGAACCTGATTCGAGAGGTTACCAACGTGAGCGGTGCTTTGCAGGGTAAGACCCCATCGGCAGGAACTTCGGCAGCCAGATATGCACAGGAAAGCCAGAATGCAACCACGTCTCTGTATACCATCCTTGCCGACATGGACGTGTTCACGGAGAAGCTGGCAACCAAGAAGTGCATGACTATACAGCAGTACTACGAAGACGGAAGAAGGGTTTACGACCGGAACTTCAATACGGTTTACAAGTACGACCGTCTTTCGGCAAGAGATATTCACTTCAAGATCAGCATCAAGAATGCAGCAGCTACGGCAGCCTTTAACACGATGCAAAACGATACGCTCGACAAGCTTCTTGAAATGGGCGGTATCAATATCATTCAGTATCTGCAGAACCTCAACGCACCATTTGCAGACAAGTTGCTTGCCAGCGTACAGGAGCAGCAGGCTCAGCTCGAACAGATGTATCAGCAGCAACAGGCAATGGCTATGCAGCAAGGCGGTGGTCAGGTAGAGAACGGAATTGTGCAGGGTGCAGACCAGAATGCAGTAGCACAAGCACAGAGTGCATTAGGATATAACAGAGCAGCATAAGGTATGGAAGTACAGATAACGATAGAAATGGAGAAGGTGATGAGTGAGGTGAGCAAACACTTCGCTCTCATCGGAAAACGCCTGAAAGATAAGAACGGCGATACGATGTTTGCCAAGACCACCCTATCTTCGGAAGAGAAAGGTATCATGAAGCAGTATATCAACGCTGCGGCAGAAACATTTGTAGCAGAGCTGGCACCACAAGTAACCTATTACAAGAACGGAGACGCAATGGTGATTAAGTTCAAAAACAGCAGATGGGCAGACGGAGAAGACGGTATTACCGTTCCATTTGAAGGCAACTTCATGGGGTATGTGATAGCCTATGTATCGAATGCGGTATTGGGAATGACCGAGGAAGAGCTGGCACAGAAGTATGCTGCGGACATGGAGAACCATATAGCAGCGGCCATCAAGCTGATTTATCACAAGACTCCACCGGCAAGCAGCAACAAGAGTCTGGCAGACATGACAGGCGAAATAATCATTGACTAAAAAGGATAAGCTATGATCATAAAATTTCAAATTATCAAATCGGTAGTGATTGAGGCAGTAAAGTCGACAACCTACCTGAAAGCAAAGATAGACAGTTCTACTGACGAAAGAAACATCAAGACTGGTTTTCAAGAGGCAGCAGGTGACGATGAGGTACATGAAAGAACGCTTACGCACGATTTTCAGACTGCCTTAGAAATGACAAAGACCATTCTTGCTGAATATATCGTTCCTACTGCACAAACAGTAGGAGATAACATCATCTACTACAACGACAAAGATGATGATATAGTAGAATTTGTTCTGAACGCCTCACGAAGATGTAACGGAACGTTGACCGATACTCTGGCACGACTGGTGGCAAAGTACGTTGAGGACTACATGATTTATCAGTGGTGGTTAAAGACTACTAATCTGAAACAGGCAGAGCCATATCAGGCTACACTTGCACTAGACGAGCAGAGTATCAGAAGATGTTTCGTTCTGAGTGGTCCGGCAGTTCCTACTGTTCCATACACCCAACATCTCACCGCCAAGGTGGACGGAAGCGAAGAGGACGGAGCAGTAACCATACGTATTGACGATATGGAAGTTACCCTATCCTACTCTATTGACGATGGAACCATTGATGATATTGAGGCAAGAAGCAGTGACCCTAGTATACTGGAAGTACACAGAAGTCAGGAGCCACATGCTTTCTGGCTGAAGCCTATCAATACAGGTGTAGCAACCATCACTCTATTCTCCAGACACAGCGATAAACTGGAAGTGGAAGTAGAAGCAACCGTAGCAAAGGAGGTATAAGATGGAGTTTAATAAATTACACCCGACACATTTTATCCGAGAGAGAGGATGGAAGCCCGAGCCAAATCCTTTCTTGCCGAAGCCACGAAGAGCAGGGCACGGCTATTGGGATAAACACATCTTTATCTATGCCACCCAGCTCTGGTATGACATAGATTCAAACACCAACATGGTAGGACGCGCAAGACGGAACATGAAGGATGCGCAAGGCGAAGACATTCCGACAAGCGAGAACGATCAGGAACGTCCCCTCTTCTACCGATGGTTTGACAAGTATATTAATAAGGTGGAAGCGAATCTGTCTGCCTATGTAATGAAACCAGAAGGAAGGATAAGAGATAATGCCCTGAGAGAATGGGATGAGAAGGAGATATGGCTGAAATTTCCCGACTACTGGGATGATACCAAATATGATGCACTCGTCAAGCTGATACACGACTATATCGTGACCGGTGCGCTATACGAATACTTTATGCGCACATTGACGAGCAAGGACCCTCTGACGATAGACCAGATGAACCAACTGGACGAACTGGAGATAGACATCATAGACTGCGCCAACTCTACCAAACCGGGCAGTATGATTCACACGTTGAAACCCTTCGGATAATAAAAAAGCGAGCGTATGGAAGATTTTGAAATGGATGAATTTAAGTCTGTAAGGGAGATACAGAAAGAGAAGAAGGAGAAGATAAAGAAGCTTCTCCCTGCAAGAAAGAGTGCCCAAAAGGAATATATACGCGACTGGCTGGCAAGGAACCAAGAGCAGTTTGAGGATTGTATGAACCAACTGGCAGAGTATGATCCTAAGACGTACGTCACCATCTACAAAGACCTTACCAAGCACATGATACCAAAGCAGACAGAAGTAAGCGTTACCCACGGAATAGATGCAGACTTCAAGCAGCTTATGGCACTCGGTATGACAACCGTAGAGGACGAAGACGAGGCAGACGTACTGGATATAAGCAAAGCACCCGAGATACAGGATGCAGATTTTGAGGAACTAAACGATTTAACGGATGGCTCTAGTAACTGAACAGGAAATAGATAATCTCGTAGCGGAAAATCAGGAGCGATACGATGAGATTTATGGCACCTACGACCCTATGACGGGCGAAGGTTGCTATAACTTTGAGCATCGTGTGAAGATAGAACTATCCGATTTCTTCATTCCTAAGATGTGGGTTCCGAAGAAGACCGCCAAATCTGTTCTGTTCAGAGGTCTGAGAAAGATGGGCAGCCTGAAAGACTACATCAACTATGTGCTACACCAGAAGGATGATGCCCAGCATTTCCAAATGCTTACCTTTGCCATCTGCAGAGTGAGGTTCATGGAAGACCCCGAGTTTGCCCTATACGTGACCGATAAGATTGAGGATAAGAAGACCGGTAAGATGATTCCTTTCAAACTGAACTATCCTCAGAGAAAGCTACTGAAGATTATGGAAGACCTGCGGAATGCCCACAAACCGGTGTTCGTGGTTATTCTGAAGGCACGTCAGTGGGGCGGCTCTACCCTATCACAGCTTTACATCAAATGGATTCAAGACTATAGGCGCGATGGTTGGAATGCTATTGTGCTTGCCCAGCAGAAGAATACCGCCAAGAAGATTAAGGCGATGTACCGAAAAGCTTTGGAGCGGCAGCCGGGGTGGACTGTGGGGCATCCGGGCGCAAAACTTCAGTTCTCGCCATACGAAAATTCTCCCGACGATTTCCAAGTAACGGATGGCGTGAAAGCAATCAGACGAAGTACGCTGACGGTAGCATCCTTCGAGAACTTCGATTCCGTGCGTGGTAGCAACTTCCACTGCGCCCACTATTCGGAGGTAGCCTATTGGAAGAAGACACCAGAGCATGATCCTGAGGGTGTGATTTCTTCTATATCCGGTGGTATCGACCCATTGGAAGACAACGTGGAGATATTCGAGAGTACCGGTAGAGGTAACTCTGGTTTCTTCTACGACAAGTGCCAGTTGGCAATGGACCCAAAGAATAATGATGCTTATTCGTTCCTCTTTATTCCTTGTTTCTTCATCGAAAAGGATATGGCTCCTGTAGAGAACAGAAGAGCATTTGCCAAGTGGCTTTTGCAGAACAGAGACCGAAGTACCTGTCCGAAGGGTTATCGTGAGACCGGTAAGTTCTTCTGGCGAATGTGGCAGAAGGGTGCTTGCTTTGAGGCGATAGAATGGTACAGAAACTACAGAAACAAGTTTACCACCCATGCGGCATGTGCTACCGAGGCTCCTATTGATGAGGAAGATGCGTTCAGAAACTCTGGTAGACTGGTATTCAATCCTTATTCTATAGACGACATGCAGGCTATGTACAAGCAAGACCCTAAGTTTACTGCCGACATCGTGGTGAACATCAGCGTGAAGGATGATAACACCATTCCGAACTCGAAGGTAAAGCTGAGAGACGACGGAGAGGGAGACTTGAAGATTTGGGCTGTGCCAAACTGTCTGCAAGTGGAGAACAGATACTTGGTGAGTGTGGATATTGGTGGCAAGAGTACGACATCGGACTATACCGTTATGACCGTGATAGACCGATTCGGTATGATTCCTACCGTGAATGGCAAGCCGAAGGTAGTAGCGAGATACAGAGGACATGTAAGACATGATAAGCTGGCATGGATGGCTGCTGCCCTAGCCCATTATTATGATGATGCGTTGCTGGTGATAGAGAGTAATACGGCCGACCGAGAGAAGAACAATAACACGGAGGGTGATCACTTCCTGACTATTCTGCAGGAGATAGCCGACTACTACGATAATCTGTATCAGAGAACGAGCAGTTCGGAGAATGTGGAAGACAACGTACTGGCGAAGTATGGTTTCCAAACCAACAAGCTGACGAAGCAGCAGGTGATTGATAACTTGGAAGAGTTTATTGATGATAATCTGTATGAGGAGCCAGACAAGGAAATGTATCATGAGTTGCGCATCTATGAGCGACATGATGATGGCAGTTTGGGTAACATCGTGGGTAACGGAAACCATGATGATGTGGTAATGAGTACCGGCATCGGTCTCTTTGTGAGTCTTACGGACATGGAGAAGCCTAGCTGGAAGAAAGCGGAAAGAAGAAGCCGTGGTGGCGATGGTGTTCATACGGCGGCGAAAATTTAGGGGGAATGTTAAGTGTTAAATTTTATGGAAAGAAACTTAGAAAGACAAACTTTGAGCTTTAGCAAGGGAATGACGAATGTGCCTAGCGACTTGCTTTCAGATGATTCAGAACTGCTGGAGAGTGACGGATTTATCTTTAAGGATGGAGAAATGAAGGCGGTGCAGAATGGGGTGAGTATTGGCAACGTTCCTTATAAGATAATGTACGTTCACAAGATGGCAGACTATGAGAATATCATTGCATATGATGGTACGGAAAATATATACTGGTATACCAAAGATGATAGTGGAAATATCGTAAGCCCACCCGATGGAGTAACGAAAAGTTTCAATGTAGGAACCGTTTATGATGTAAACAGCATAGGCAACACGTTGGTTTGCGCCACAAGCGAAGGGATTCACTATTTGCTTTATAAAGGAAATAAATACAAGGATTTGGGTAAAGAGTTGCCTCGTTTAGATTACGATTTTACTTTTGAGCGACCGATACAAAACTACACCCAAGAAGAAAGCGGAAGAACTTTATGTAATGCCGAGAATGCTGTTGAGGCAAAAAAAGGAGAGAGTTATTTCAACCCCTTAAACCATACGTTCATTCAGGCGGGCGGCGTAAAACCAGATGGTAGTGAAACCAATTCATATACAATGTTCAGCGTTAAGGACGGGGCGCTAGACTCTAGATATGAAAAAGAGTTTCAAGAAACCATCCAAGGACATGTAGCGCAAGCGATAAACTGGGCAAAGAGCAAGAATATGTTTGCTTTTCCATTCTTTCTAAGATGCGCTTTCCGCATGTTTGATGGTTCATACTGCAGAATAACCACGCCAATAGTCTGCTACCCTACAGTAAATAAAAACTGCATGTTTAGTGGTGCTGTATTTGATAGTACACACAACTCCTATATGGATTTACATCAGATGGGTTTAGGAGACATGTTCTACTTTATAGAATATAGAGAATTGCTATTCAGGTTTGAATCAATATCCAGTGACTGGAGCGACATCATCAAGGAGATTGTAGTTTTTGCGTCAGACCAAGTAGTTCCATTCTATATAGATAAAGGTTGGCATTTTGAAAGTCCGAATGGATTGCACAAGAAATATGCTTATGCTAATTTCGGCTATAAAACTTACGATGAAAAGCTATTTAATTACGACGTGGGTGGCTTTACGGGTACATACACCTCATATACCAGAGATGTACAAGACGAACTTTTACCAAAATACAAGAGTGATGATCAGATTATATCCGAATTACTCACAAAAACAGTTTTTTACAAATTATTCACCGTTCCAATCAATGCAAGTTATATGGGTGGATATAATTTTCATCATACAGTTACAGGTCAGGGTGGAGAACCGGCATTTATTAGTGAAGGAACCTTGGAAAATCTTCAAGAGCAAGAGCAGCTGAAAGTGGACGATTACTACGGATGGGCATCTTTGAGTGCCGAATCTATATACAATTATAATGGCAGACTGAATCTTATTGGAGCAACACGAACTCCTTTTGCTGGTTTCGCCAAATTTGTAGGAAAAGACGGGTCTTCTAAGGATGACGCATTTCTTATGCTTACACACATCGTTTCAGATAAATGCGATACATGGGCTGTAAGAAGTGTTACTGCCGATGAAGATTTTCTGCAAGGATGGCTGTTTTACCCAGATCCGAATGCTACGGAGGTTATTCTTAGCTCTGGAGGCAAATATATCAGAGTTAGTCTAAAGGAACACCCTAGATTAAATGGCGCTTATACATTTCCTGTACTTCCACCAAATAAGCCACAGGAATTTGCGGAAATAAGTGAAAGCGAATTGCAAAAGATTGTAACAAGCGTAAACGATAAAGAAAATTTGAACTCTCAGATTTTTACATCAGTAGTCAACAACCCATTTGTATTTGAGGCATCTGGAGATAATACGGTTGGAACAGGTAAGATACTTGGAATTATTGCCAACACAGAGGCGGTAAGTCAAGGCCAGTTTGGTCAATATCCATTGATGGTATTTACGGACGAAGGTATCTACGGCTTGTCGGTTAACTCAGAAGGACTCTATAGCAGAGCCTATCCAATATCAAGAGAGGTATGTAATGAGGATTCGCCACTGGTGCCGACGGACAGGCTTGTGTTCTTTGCTTCAAAGAAGGGACTGATGGCGGCAAGCGGTGGAAGCGTAGCCTGCATGAGCGAACAGATGAGGGGAAGAGTACCAAGGAACTTTGCAACCTTCGGGGAAGGCAAGTTCCTAGATTTTCTGAAAGACTGCTTTATCGCCTACGATTACAGAGACTCCATATTGAGAATATTCAGCAAAGGGAAATCATACCAATACATATATAATATGGTGGATAAGACATTCTCAATGGTGAATAGCGGCATAGAGGCACAGGCAGTAGTGAATGATTATCCGGATAATCTGATACAAGATACTAACGGAAACGTATATTCACTTACAGCAAAGCCGGACATCAACGAAGATACAGAAAGCTATAGCGGCTCATTTACTACCAGACCTTTGAAGCTGGGCGGCAGCATGACGTTGAAATCGCTGAGAGCGGTGAAGCATCTGTTTGATTCGGACGAAGGAACGATTGGACTGGAGATATACGGAAGCAACGACTGCAAGCACTGGTGCAAGCTGCCAAGCGTCGGCGGCAAGCCTTGGAAATATTTTACTTTTAAGTATACGCTGCAGAACTTTAAGGCTGTTGATTCCTTTGCTGGCAGTATAGTAGAGGTACAAAGCAGACGAGAAGACAAAATGAGATAATTCTTTCATACGCGCTAATTTATAATAACATGAAAAAGGCGGCTGCTCATCACGAGTGGTCGCCTTTAAAATGAGTTATGAAAAACATTTCGAAAACATGATTCTCTTTATATGTGTGTTATCTGTTTTTGATATTATTTATGCAATACGCTACGATGTAGCCTAATACGAAGCAGTAAAGATGCAGAAGTCCGTTGACATTCGGCACGGCCATGGTGCAAATAATAAACGGCATCGCTTTCTTTAATGCCTCTTTCCATCGTCCTGTCCTACCCCACATCAAACCGAATGAAGCAAATAGGAAACCGGAAAGCCCCATTGTAGGCTGACTAACATACATGGGCAGCAGACTAGCGACAGAGGCAACAGCCAGAGAAGTGACTGGTTTCATATCGTTCTTTATCTGCCAAAGCACCAGAAGGTTTACGGCAAGATGAAAGCCATTGACATGGAAGAAGCTATACAGGATATGATTCTGCCAAGGGCAACCGGGATAGAAACCGACGTGCCAAGTACACAGAACGAGGCAGATGATGCTAAGCACCAGCTTTGTTCGAAAGTTTCTTCTTACGAAGGTCCATTTCTCTGTAATTTTTTCCATACTTCTTATAGTAAGCGAAAATGAATTTGAGATTACTTGGCTGGATAAAGAACTCGGGGGCAGGCTCAGAAACAAGGAACTGGCAGATAAACCATAAAGATTTGCCCACGAACTCCTTTCGCTGCGTCATTTCGTTCATCCTATTGAACAGCGTATAGTACAACTTCTGCCGAATCGGCTTCATGCTATCCACCTTTGAGAAATCGCCGACTGCCATTCTGCGGAGTATATCCCAAGCTCTTTTGGGAGAAACATAGTATCTCGGAGCAGGAGAATGGACCACCTTTTCCCAAGCCTCCTGTTGAGAATGGCAATTAGGAGCTATCTCCCGATACGCCTTCATCAGATCATCTCTCTGTCTGTCAATCAATTCGTAATTTGCTCTTGCCATATAAATGCTGCATTAAGATGCTGCAAATATACATATTATTTAGAATATGACCAAATAAGGACATAAAGATTTAAATAAGTTTAATATTAGACTGGTTTTCATGGTGTTACGAAAGAAAAAGTTTAATTTTGCAACGAAATAACATATATATACTAAGAACTGTTAGTAAAAAGTGAAATTAAACCATAAATTCGTAACAAAAATGAGAACAAAACAGGAATCGCCTCTCTCGGAAGAGGAGGAAGCCTTAGTTATGGAAGGCTTATTGAGTAGGAAGATTTGGAGGTTCTATGAACTTCTATCAAAGTGGGCACCCATCCCATTGATGCTAGGTCACTGGTACGCCGTATGGGACTATGGACATTATCCCTAGACCAACAATATTAGATACCGATTTCAACGGGAACTGCATCATCTGGATTTATGTACTGGCATACATTTATATGCCACTGACCATGATACCGGTAAGTTTCTTCTTCAGATACTGCTGGATTTTCCGTATTCCGTTCTTCTATTTTTTCGGTATCAACGCAATCAGATTGTATTATCAGCACTGGCTCATCACTCCCGAGCAGTTGGAGATGCACCATGTGTTTATCATATTCACTTTAATGCTTTACGCTTATGGATTTATCAAAATCGCTCTATCGAATAGCAGAATCTGCCTTCGGGATGCTAAGAAACGATGAATGCGGGTTTACAGAAGAAGAAGAGAGGATTGTGCAGAGAAATCTGCTGTACTGGATGGAAAGGAAGCATCACTTTGACGAGCAACTGGGCAGAGCCTGCATCGCCAACATCTATTATTTTGATGATGATGTTCACAAGAAGTATGCGCCTTACTTCGGGTTTGATGAGTTGAAGGACGATTATGACCGGCTATCTTGGAACATACCGGACTACAACTTCTGGGATTTTGCGGTAACGATGAATAAGATGTATGCTGACCATATAGACGTGGTGGGCAAATGGTCGAAGAACAAAGATACCACAAGAAAAAGGATTTCGGAACTGGCTATCAGTTTCCTCTGTGACGAGTCGACAAACCACCCTACAGATAAAATCTGGTGGTACATGAACAGCTAAGTTGGAACACGGCAAAAGCTATTGAAAAGCCTTTTATCTTTGTAGCCATTAATCAAAAACAATGGTATATGGCAGAGATAGTACATACATTTTTACAAGAGCACCTGTACAGATCGGCATTGGTTATTGCCATCTGCATGGGTGCTCTTATCATTTCTATGGGCGTGGACCTGTTCTTCGGTATCAAGAAAGCGAAAGAGAACGGACTGGCTACGACAAGTACAGGATTCAAGAAGACTTGCGACAAGGCGAGGAAATACTTTTCTCCATTCATGGTGACGGTCTGCATAGACCTGATAGCCTGTACGGTTCTCCCCTTCCCTGTCTTCTCTATGATTTGGGCAGGCTATTGCGTGTTCTGTGAATTTGTAAGCGTAAGAGAAAAAAGCTGGCAGAAGGCTGAGATACGGAAGCAGGAGAAGACGGTAAGTATTCTTCTGGAGAACAAAGAAGACTTGGCCAGAGCTTTTGCTGAGATTATGAAGGAGCAGGGAAAGGAGGAGAAGAAATGAGACTGATTAAGAGAATTTTTGTTCATTGCAGTGCCTCTTCTCAGAAATGGGGCGTGAAGGAACTTTGGGACGAGTTTAAGCGCAAAGGCTGGAATAACCCAGGGTATCATTACGTGATTACTGCTGATGGTGGGATTCACCAGATGCTGCCGGTAGAAATGGTTAGCAACGGTGTGAAGGGATATAATGCTACGGCTATCAATGTGGCTTACGTTGGCGGCATCAACAAGAAGGGAAAGGCGGTAGACAACAGAACTGAGGAGCAGAAGAAATCGCTTATCACTCTGCTCACTCAGCTGAAGAAGAAATATCCGGATGCTGAAATCTTGGGGCACAGGGATATTTCACCCGACAGGAACCATAACGGCGTAGTGGATCCTTGGGAGAGAATCAAGGAGTGCCCTTGCTTTGACGCTAAAGTTGAATACAAAGAGATATAGCTTATGAAATGGTATGACATAAGGTTTTGGAAATGGGCTTGCATCGGCTTGGTGATTGGGGTTATCCTATTGGCATTTACAGGATGCAAGACGAAGGAGTATATCAAGGTTCCTTCGGTTAGAACAGAATACGTATGCAGAACTGATACTTTTGCTAAGTTGGATAGTATCTACATGAAGGATTCGGTATATGTTTTTCAGAAAGGTGATACGGTTTTCCATAACAAGGTGGTTTATCGGGACCGGTATCATAATATATATAAGGTGAAGACGGACACGATCATCAAGACGGATTCAGTCTCCGTGCCTTATCCTATAGAGCGACAACTGACGAAGAACGAACAAAGGCTGATGTCGCTGGGCAGATGTTATGTTGCCTTTCTGTTCATACTGGCGGCTTGCGCAATTGGGTTTACTCTCTGGTACAGAAACAAAAAGTGCTAGCTTATGGCGAAGATTAGCGAAGAACTGCAGATGATTGATTCGCTCCTGATGGAATTTCATGAGCGGATTCAGAGCGGAAGATGCTTAACTAACAAACAGCAAAATGCGTTCATGTTAGATTTTCTGCACCGCATTGCCAACAAAGACGAGCCTATCAGCAAGGCTGAGGCATGCGGCTATGTTCATGTTTCCAGGGCCACCTTTGACCGCCTTGTGAAAGAAGGCAGGCTGCCAAAGGGTAAAAAGCGGAAAGGATGGACCGAGCTAGTTTGGTACGAAAAGGATTTAGATAAATATATAGATAGATTGGTATAGATTTTACTTTTTTATTTTTAGTTAGTTTATTAATTAGGTTTTAAGTAGATTGTTTCATTGCAAAAAGAAATCCCCGCTCGGCTGTGATAGCTGGGTGGGGATTGTGGGTTAATCGCCAAGAATATCCTTGATTTTCTTTTCGATGAACTCATCAGAAGAACTCTCCTTTATTATGGCATCAATGTCTGGTAACTCTGCATCAACTTTGTCTTCTTGCATTTTTGAGGTAAGCATGCCAATTACCAGTTTCGCCCAAGGGCTATTAGCCATATCTGCCAATGAATCCTTTTGAAGCTCATAGGCTTTCTTTAACTCTCCGTTATCACGGAAATATCTGAGCACTTCCGTCAATGCTTCAACAAAGTTCTTGTCTTGCATTGGGTTGCTCTTTGCCTCTTCCAGTTTAAGCATTAGGAAGAGTAATGATGAATGTAAATCTGTTTTATCCATAATGGCTTGTTTTTTATATTTGTATTTAATAAACCAATCTACAATAAAAGGCACAATAATCAATGTAATAAAAAAGGCAAACCCCTTATCATGTAAATCACAAGTCGTTTTGCACATTACTTCATTAAGGTGCCATCCATCAAAAATAAGACAAAGAATATCTAACGAGAGAATAATGATAAAAGCTATCGCAATAGTCTCTAATGCTTTCGGCACAAAGTGCTTTATCTTCTTGAATAATTTTATTTTCATACGCTATTTATTTTTAATAAAAAACGTTCCACTACACCAGTCGCTGCTTTCAACATCATTATGCAGCTTGGTACATCTGCCGATAAACTCATTACCTTTATAATGCTTACAACGACTACACTCCTTTGAATTTCTCAAAATTGCACGAAACAAGCTTTCGTTAGCACTCGGCCAATTTGCCTTATTCCATCTGATAGTCGCTTTCTTATAGAAATACTTCAATCTAGGAAAGAACCTACTATCTTCCTTAACTGAATGTTCTGAATCGAAGTAACGTGAATCGGTACTTCTTCTCATTATTTTCAAAATTTTCTTTGCTAATCTAATCTTCATATACTACTTCTCTTTATCGAATTTATTGCCAATAACTTTAAGATACTTAAAGTATAAAGAATAAGCTATTCCATCAGTAATAGCAACAAATGCTCCGTCCATATATTCGATTACTGCTTTTACCTTGGAGGAACCCTTAAATAGGTCATATATCTCACGTTCCACTATATCTCCTTCCCAAACCTCATTGCCTTCACAATCTTTCAGTCCTGTAAACTGGCAGATTGTATCTGGATCAACAGAGAAAGCACCGCCACCTTCTATGAGAACTATGATAGTGCCATTCTCGTAGGAATGCAGCAAATCTCCGATTGCCCATCCTTTACCATCAAGACGTTTAGCCTTGAACTTGATATTTTCTGTTTTCATAAGCTATAATTTCATTAATATTTTTACATTTTTAATTAATGGCTCACCATCAGTACCAGTTTCATCTAACAAATCACCTGTTACTAAATATTTATTGCCAGTAAAGTATGCTACATGATGTATAAAATCATCAAATACTTTTTCATTTATTGGAAATGGAAGAACGGGAGAGTATGTTCCATTAATGTTTTTATGAGCTTCATAAACCGAAACTCCTAATTCTTCCCCAACTTTTTCTTCACCTTTCCAAATACATGATTTCTCATTTTTAGGTATTTCACCAAATCTATAGAATATCATATTACTCTTATTTAAGTTCTACTGGCTCATCGCTCCAAGATAATTCCCTTCCGATGAGTTTTTTAATGCTACCTTGTGGAAGTTGAAAACCATAAGCTCCATGTCTATCTTGTGGCAACCAATAATTATGTTCGATACAATCACCAGCCCACATATCAGGCTTGTAGTTGAATATCCATTCTCCGATATAATCTACTGCTACCCATGCCATAACTATTCCTCCACTTTTATTTTCTTAATCTCATTGTATAATTCCATAAGTTGCTTCTTGTCAACCCATACATCTTTGTCGGGGTCAATGAAGAAACCATATATAGAATACAATTCACCCTTGTCGTGTTTGTGTATTTGAATCATAATCAATCCTCCAATTCTATGTTATTTTCTGCTGCGTAGCCATCTTGTGCTTCCTTATGATAACTCTTCTCGCAAACCCATCCTTTACGAAGATTATATTCGGAAATGACGTGCTTACGACAATACTCACAGATAGCAATGCCGAATTGATTTTGTAATTCTTCTCTTATCATAATCAATCCAACTCTTTAAGTGCTTCCACTAACAATAGCTTAGCTTTTGTTGTACATGGATATGGTTCTTCGTCAATAGCAACACACGCTGCTTTGATATATTTAATAGCTTTTTCTTTACTCATTGCTTACCCTCCTTTTTCTGTTTCTTTCTATATGCTTTAGTTGCGCTATACTTATATTTCCATATCGTTTATACATACTTTGGAGATATACAATATAGCCAGCTAATGTTATTTTATTTGCATTCATATTCTATTCTTTTTACCCTCTCCCTTTTGCAGGAGAGGGTGGTTAGTTACTTCTCAGGCATTGCGTCACCATTCAACAAGCCCATATCTGTCAAACGAGCAGTTAAAGCGAGGTAGTACTTCTTCATACCTAACGACTGCTCATTCATCAATTTAAACTGATGGTCCCCAACTTTCTCACGGAAGCCATCTTTAGCTAAAGCTGCATTCAACTTTAGCCAACGGTCTTTCAACTCACTATGCTCATCGAGCATTCTTTTCTGATAATCTTCCATATTAATTATATTTTAGAATGAATATTACTATTTCTATCAATTTCTGCTGGGTCATAACACCCATCTATTCTACACTTTTGCCCTTGCACAGAATATTTACATCTAATATTCTCAAAAACAGGACAAGGTGGGTTCTTTCTTTGTTTACCCATATTACTTATATTTATATCCTTTGCAGGATGGTTAGTTACTCAGTTACTTCAACAAACTTTCTGTTTTTAAGTTGATACCAAGTATCAGCCTTGATATTCTCTCCATCAACGTACTCAGTCTTAACACATACTGGAACATCACGTTTCTTTTCATCGCTCCATT